TTTCCATCTGTCCTACCATTGATCCCAATCCACCTGGAGGTGCCGCTGTATTTATATACCATTTAATGCCTTTTGTATTTAAATTTGTTATCATCGAACGAGTCGCATCACCTCCTCTGGCATTTACAGTGGCTCCTGTCTTTTGTGTTAATGTCCCGTCAAAATCAAACATACCAATTATTTCATCTGCTTTTAGCCCTGATCTTTCAATAAATTTTTCCACGATACTTAATGATGAACCCTTTTCTAGTAAATATACAGGGTCTTTTTCTTCAGAGGCAATATTAAACTCTTGTTTTGCCTTGTTATATGCCTTTTGAGATTCTGCTATAGCTTTATTTATACTTTCTATTCTTTCTTGGCCCTTGGCTCCTTTAAGACGTTTTTGTTGCTCTTTTAATTTCTTTTCTGCTGCGTCCATTATCTCTTTTTTAATTAGCCTGGTCGGTTTTACAGCTTCTTTACTAGTTTCTGGCTGCACTCTTCCTTCTTTCACCCGCTGTTCCTGTTTCTCTCTTAATGCTTTTAGAAAAGGATCTTCAGGTTTTTCTTCCTTTACAGGTTCTTCTTTCTCAACTACTACAGCTTTTTTTAGGGCCCTTCCTGCAAATGGATTCCCTACATTAGTAGTCGATGCTGTATTACATGGCGGTTTAGGCAAAGGAGTGTCTGCGGGTATTCCTTCTTGAGTCATTTTTTGACGAACTGCCCCTTCTGAAATACCCCTTTGTATCATAAGACAATATTTATTCATCTTGTCATTGTATGAATTACGTTTTACTGGAGGTGGAGCAGAAGGTAGAGGGACAGCAGCCCCTGTTCCTATTGGAAACGAGAAGCCCTCCATCGCAGCTTTGAGTTTTGCTGATGCGTCAACTAAAGCTTTTGTATTCTCTTCTTTTAGACATACCATGTCTTCTTCTACTATAAAAAATCATTTTTAGAAGAACTGCTTTTTGTGTGTAAATGATCCACACGAAAACCAGGTCTATAACAATCTATTTTGGCCTATCGGGACTTTCTACCGACGGCTCTTACGCGTTCCCTTGCGGTTCTTACGCATGTTGTAACGCGTCGTGTTGCCCTTGCCTCTGTTGCCGTGGCTTACACCGCCTCCTCTGCGACGACGCATCGAGCCACTGTTGTTACCATTGTAAAAAGTGGAATTGCCTCTGCTCATGTTGCCATTGCCAACACCGCCTCCTCTGCGGTTCTTGCGCCAACGTGAGCCATTACCCTGAGACATTCCCCAAAGGGTCTGGGCGGCACTCGCATTCTGTCCAGTTGTTGACGCTCCAGACCAATATCCCTGTGCTAGTGATAAAGCTTCACGGGCTGACATTCTATACTAGAGGCAAATGTTTTACGCAGATTCATATCCTCGAGATTCATCTGCGTAAAGAGACAAACACCAACGCTGAGACCTCTCACGCACAAACTCAAGGCTATTTTCTGTTGTGCCGTGGACTTCTACTGTTCCCTCTGAGTCCGTGGAGATACTCTGGCCATCCTCGATCATCTCAAATGTCTTTCGCATTACCCAGAGTGCGTGAGCTGCCTCGTTGAACTCGGGGATATCTGTGGCATCCATGCCTTCTTCTTCCTCCTCTTCATCCTCTTCGTCGTCATCGTCCCACTGAAGTTCCTCATTCGTGTTCAAGATCTTCTCCTTTTCTGATGTCTCATGACGGCACATGGGACACGTCTCGTTCTTCAGAATCCAACGTCCAATACAGCCCAAGTGAAAATGATGCTGGCACCCAAGAGTCACCTGGCCCTTGGATACCTCGATCTCATCAAAGCAGATTGAGCAGTCCATGGTTGTCGACTAAGTGCTGCCTCAGAGGGCAGCTAACTTTTTCAATTTTTAAGCCGAAGGCTTCGCTTTCTTAGGAAGGCTAACGACGAGCTTCTTTCGCAACTGCGAGGCAATCACCTCAATCAAAGGTGGCGGCACGGCATTTCCAATCTGAGTGACCTTGTCCTTCTTATGCCCTGTAACCGTAAAGTCCGACGGAAATCCCTGGATCTGCTTAAGCTCATCTGGGACTAAACACCGAACATAGGCAGTCCCATCAGGCTTCTTCAGACCTACAAGAAGTCTCGGCTGATGATCATAGGTACAAATGATCGTCTTGCTCGGTCTATCCAAATCAATGACTTCTGAATGGACAGGCGAGGCTCTCTTTGAACAACTCAATAGTTTCTCATTTGTCTTCAAGACAATATACGGATGAGGAGTATCTGTGGGGTTTGCGTCCTGGGCTACAGGAAGAGCATATTGATAGAATTCCTCTGGAACGGAACCTGAGGGAATTAAATAGGCACCCTCCATCGTGTTCGTAACAAAGGATCGCAAAAGAGGAACTGGCTTCTGTGATCCTTGAGAATTCACATCGGCCCAGAAACTCTCCGTGTCAAAGGAAGGATCCTTGTATCCAACAAGAAGAATACGCTTTCTCTTCTGCGGGACACCAAAGTCTGTGGCCTCTAGCACTCGATAAGTCAGAGTATATCCAATTTCTAGAAAGGCTTTCTCAATCAGCTCAAGCATCATCGGATCCTCCTCCTTCGGGCCACTCTTCATTTTTGTAAGACCTGGCACATTCTCTCCAATAACAAAGTCTGGCTTTACAATCTTCGCCACACGGACAAATTGACGAAAGAGCTGGTTTCTCGGATCGCCACTGTTCTTCTTCCCCGCCTTCGAGAATCCCTGGCACGGAAATCCTGCGAATACAATCGATACCTTTCCTGTATAGGGTTCAAAGGAGGCATCACTCACCTTTGTGATATCTGTCGCAGCCGAGACTGTATCCCTTAGAAGAACGGAGCCAGGGAAGTTCTCTAGATGCGTGTTTATTGCCACTTGCTTATTCTCATTAAAGGCAATCACCTTGAATCCTGCCCTTTCGAGTCCTAGAGTATCGCCGCCACAACCTGAAAAGAGGGATATGGCCGTAGTCATTCTGGTGGGTGACTGCAGTTTAAACTGCATTCAATTTTGAATAGCTGGTTCTTTATCCCAGAAAGGTATTTGTTTTTTCAAAATGAGCGGTGCTCGACGCATCAGTAAACGAATCGCAGGAATACTGATTCGCAAACCGAATATAAGGACGAAGCGATCCAACCTTTTTGTTCTTTTCATTTGTAAGCTGTTTGAACTTAATCATCTCGGCCATATGTGTGCGTTCCTCGTCGGTTGGAATATTCTGCCCCAGGCCAATAAATGTCTGGACAGAACCCTTCTTAGGAGACCATGTAACAACATAGATGATGTTATCGTGAAACCATCCATCGTTGAGGTAGAATGACTTGGATGTTGTGTGTTTCAGATCATACGAAACTTCCTTTGTCACGTGGGACTTCTCAATAAGAAGAGTCTGGAAATCAACAGACTGCTGCGACCCGTTTGCCTGATAGATATAATAGACTCCATCCTTTGGAAGAGTCACAAGGTGCTGTCCCTTCTTTTGCTTCGGCAGAAAGACAAATCCTTTTGACTCTAGACATGAGGCAAAGGCCGCCTCTTGATCCGTCACCTTGTTTCCTGTTCCTTGCGACTCCTCCTTGCCTTGCGACTGGAGCTTGGCCTTCGTCTCTGGACAGGACTTCTTGAGTTCTAGGGGCGACGAACGACACTCCTCGAGAAGATCACGATTGAGCTTTAGAAAGGAGTCCATGGTGTATGATTGCCAATTCCGCCCATTCATAGTTCAAATTTATGCTAGGTAAATTTGATCCATCTATAGAGTTAGAGTAAGGCATATAAATGAGCGTTCGTTACATTGATCTCTTCTGTGGTCTAGGAGCTTTTCATACAGCCTTTAAAGATGTGTTTCAATGTGTCCTTGCCTGCGATATTGACGCAGGAGCTAGGGCTATCTATGAGGCAAATTACGGTTTGAAGCCAGAAGGGGATATTCGGACACTCGACTTGGCCAGAATTCCTGACTTTGAAATTCTCTGTGCGGGTTTTCCGTGTCAACCCTTTAGCATCGCTGGAAACGGCGAGGGATTTCAGGATAAGGAAAAGGGCAATCTCTTCTTCGAGATTCTCAAGATTATCGATGCCAAGAATCCTCCTATGTGTATCCTCGAGAATGTGAAAAATCTTGAGACACATGATGACGGGAAAACCTTCAAGAAGATTAAGGAAGAACTTGTGAAAAGGGGATATGTGGTGAGTGCCAGAGTTCTGAACTCCGCCGAATTCGGATCTCCCCAAGCAAGGCATCGAGTCTTTATATTTGCGACGAAGAATTCTTTCGTATTTCCAATTCATGAGCGTAAAGTCGCACATGTTTCTTCCATTCTAGATCCTGGGTCTTTGGCGGACTCGATCGATCTTTCGCCTTATTGCCTTGTGGCGAAGGCTCCTGACTACCCCTCGTCTCCTGTAAAACCCCGTCTTCTTTATGATCTGATCTCGAAGAAATCAAAGAAAGGTGGTAGGCAAGGAGAACGCGTCTATGATAGTAACGCAACTGGAATTACTATCTGTGCGTCGTCTGGTGGGCCTGGGGCAAAGACAGGACTATATAAGATCGGTGAAAAAATAAGAAGGTTGTCTGTTAAGGAATGTCTTGGAATGTTCGGGTTTCCTAGCACGTATCTCTTTCCTGGCGTCAGTGACGAGCAGGCATTGTTTTATCTGGGGAACAGTATTGTGGTGAATATCATTCGGACGTTTGTCCCGTCAATTCAAGAACATTTCCATCACGCTTGAATGACTCGAAGGCCTTCTTGTAGAGGGCACCCGTTCCTGGGACATAGAGAGACTCCCTCCAGGGAAGAAGATTCTTCTTTGTTGTGAGGAGCCAGAAACGGAGAAGAAGAAGACGTTGCTGCTTTCGCTTTCGGATAGTAGGATTCGCAGTCAGATAACAGATTTTTTCTTTTAATGTCAGCCATGTGTCTTCAAATAGACGTAGGGCAATTGGGCCAGATCTAGGCTGCTTGAAGAACGTATGAAGATACTGTAGTTCGCCAGTATCGTAGCTAAGATGAATACGAACCATTTTATCGTAGACGTATTCGCCTGTGTACTGAAGCCGCGCATTCGGATTGAATAGGCGAGAGGCAACATAGTAAGGAATCATCTGCGGCCTATGATTACATAGAACGAACAAGGTATACCCTGTCTTCATGGTGGGCAGAAGAACACGGATCTTCTTTTCACTGTTTACATCGATCGCCATCCGAATCCAGCGGTCATAGTCTTCTTGATAGGGATGTATGTTGACCTCCTTCAAATGGCTGATCGCACTCTTTAATGCCATCGTGTCGGCAGATGGATTATGAATGGCGTTATCAACGCGTTTCATCATCCTCTCGATTTGGAGGCTTTTTGATGGCGGCATTTTGTTACTCACTAAAAAAGAGTAAGGTGTTTTCAATTTTATTTAAGCCTTGGTCTTCGCAGCCTCTTTGGCTGCCTCGGCGGCCAGTCGCTCCTTTTTCTGCTTACGCATATAACTCCAGAACTCTGGTGTGCCAAACTCTGGCTTCGCCTCCTTTAAAGGCGTTGCCATATACTCCTTCAGAAAGACCCAGGACTCAGGGACGCCCTTGCGGTCCCTTTCCGCCTTTAGTTCTGCCTTACAGTAGGCCCATTCCTTTGGAGGAATAGATTCGCCTCTTTCCGCATAGTATACCGAGACGAGCTCACAGATCTCCTCGGCTGGAGTTGGATCGCTCATTGTGTCGATCGTTCGACTGCGGATTGATGGTTTCAATTTTATTAGAAAAAATAAGTGTTTCTGGTTTTTGTTTTTCTTTCTTCTTTTTGTGTCTTTTTATGGGAAGCTCCAGACAGGTGCCTTCTTGCTGTATGTAAAGCGATTCACCATATCAAGGTTGCTCAGAGTATAGAGGCGGCTATTTACCTCCTTGTTCGAAGCTACATTGTCCTTAAGGGCACTAGCAATCTCACGCGTTGTCATCCGATCTGCTTTACTACGCAGAATCTCTAGGATCTCAATGTCCAGAGCATTCTTGGCCTCCTCCTCGTCCTTATCTTCACACTTAGCTTCAGTGACATGCTCCATCCACATCGCCATCGTCTCGTTGTCGTTCTTGAGGATGTTCTGATGCTGGACCGCCATGTCAAGATCCTCCTTGAGCTTCCTGATCCTAGAAGCGGATGCGTTGCTGAGACACAACAAGACGAGGGACAGGATGACGAGAATGGCCTGATAGACCATGGTATCCAACTGCGGGACCTTCGGTGGAGGCACAGTGGGCGTGGGGAAAGGAGGCAGGGAAAAGGCAAAAGTGCTCGTCATTTTGGCTTTGAGGGAGGCGTTGTGACTACCCAGAGGAGGCCAAGCGTTTCAATTTTTCCAAAAAAATGGGCTTTGCCTCTTTATGTTTTATGTTTTTGTCTTTTTATGGGTTATTTACCACGAGATTGTCTTGACGTTGAAGCTCCCATCTCCGCTCCGCGTATACTTCACGTCCATCTTCACCTTGAACTCCAGCCCGAGCTTGCCGCAGATCAACTCCACATCGTTCTTCTTCGCTGCCGACCAGTGGAAGGCCGCCTTGTTGAGGCAGAACCGGTCCTTGTTGCTCTGGATACAGCGAGCGGCCGTGAGCCCCGAGCTCTTCCACAGAGTCATGTAGTCACGCAGAGCCTTCTCCAGGAGCTGAGGCGTCTTCAGCTTGGCCTCATCGAAGCCTACAATGCCTCCTGCGGCAATGGGCTTGTCCGTCTGGCAGTCGTGGAGGCTGAAGATTGACTTGCCATTCGTCGTGGGGATGCGAGACTTGAGGTTCACCAACAGGATGGAGGAAACTTCCTTGGGGGCCTTCACGTAGAAGATCACAAAGAAGTGATTCCTGTTGGCTCCAGGAAGAGCAAGTGCCTTGGCGCAGTTGCTCTTCACCATCACAAAGGTCATCTCGTCCTCATGAGAATGAGAGACAGTCGTTCCGTTCGCGTTGGCCTCAAGGACATTCTTGAAGAAGTTGATGTAGGCATCACTCGACGAAGAGTCCATCGTATTCAAGTGCGGCCTAATTGCGGCATTGTTTAAGAAGCCAAGAACCTCGGCCTTCTGCTCGGCCGTGTAGTGCGGGTTCTGCTCAACCAGCCGCTTGTTCTGCTTGAGGATACGAAGGCAATACTCGGCAGTGTCTGCCTCGTCATCTCCCCGATCCGCCGAGGGCCACTCCAGGCGGAGGGGCGGCAGAGGTTGCTTGCCAGAAGAAGAGGCGTTTGCCACGACGGACTTCTTAAGGTTCGTGCCCTTCAGAGGCATGGCGATCGGATACTCCATGATAGCGCGGTCCATCTCAGAAGCCTTGATCGCCTTGGTCTCGTGAGACTGTAGGGCCGCCGCAGGAACAAAGAGAAGAGGCTTTATCTCTCCCAGCTCGTAGCCACACATGCGTCCAGGAAGGCCCTGGACGAGAGCGTCCGTCTTGGAATTCTTCGCTCCCTCCCATACGAAGGAGATGTGCTTCTTTGGCACGACCTTGCCCGCACGGAGGCGACCACGGATGATGACGACAGAAGGCTTGTCAGGGGCGTCCTCCAGGCACGGGATTGCGGCACCAAGACGTTCCTGCTCGTCCTTGGTGATCGCGACATCCGTCTTCTCCTCCGTGTAGTAGAGGAACGGAAAGCCGCTGCTCACACAGATCGCCTTGATGGCAGACTCCTCCGAGTTAGCGTGCTTGCCATGCGTCAGACGCACAAGAGCCCACTTGCGGCCCTTGGTGGCAAGCATCGACTGGAAGCGAGCCTGGTTCTTCGAGATATCGAAGGTTGTCCTCAGAAGACCACCAAAGCGATACTCGGCGAGACCGACGTAGTTCTTGCCAGGCACCAGCGTCTCCACGTGCTTCTTGAAGGGCGTCTCTCCGTGCTTCAGGGCCGCCAGCTCCGCGTAGGGAGTTGCGTCCACCGAGACGATGAAGGCGTTCTTCTCGTTGAGCTTCGTAGGATTGCCGTCCATGCTTAGGCCGTGGTCCGCCAGGAACTTGTCGAGCTCCTGGTTCTGAGCCTGGTCCAAGTGAGACTCATCGACCACGATCAGAGCGTTCGTGATGTCCATCGTCTGGCCCTTGAAGTCCTGGCGGAAGAGAACCTTGATCTTCTCAGACTCGTAGGAGGCCTGGTTGGCCTTCTTCGTGTCCTTGATGGCCTGCTCCCGAAGTCCGATCTCGCTCGAGCCGCAGAGGATGTAGACACGCTGGATCTCTCCTGAGAGAAGCATGAGGCGGATCAGCTCCTGGAAGGCACCCGTCTTGCCAGACTGGCACTTGGCCATGAGGATGGCGTAGCGGATCGCCTTGGCGACGAAGACAGCGAGGATCGATGCGGCGGCAACAGACTGCTCGATAGAGGCCATTCTGAAGTAGTGGGTGACTGCTCCAGATTAATTTCTTTATTGGGGCAGGGGGAATTTCAATTTTACTAGTCATAAAAAATGGGCCTTTGACTCTTTTTATTTCTTGGGCATTCTTGGATTTAATAGTTACGCGAAAGCTGAATATCCATCTTCCTGAGATCGTCCTCGTCATAGGGACAAAGGCATGTTAGACGGCCGTTGGAGCAAGGCTTTCCGCACTCGTCACAGGCCTCCTCCCAGGGATCATCCTGGAAGCCATAGTATTGGTGCCAGCACGCACCGCAGTATCCGTTATTTACACGAGAACGACCACATCCAGGACACTCATAGTCCTCAACTCGATAGGAACAGGATGAGCAGTAGTCTGTGCTGCTTTTATCTTCGACTGCGTTGCCACAGTCGTTGTCACAAAAGAAGAGATGTGTGGACTCTTCAGTGTAGGTGCCCACGGTCTTCTCGTCGTGCCGATAAACCACAAAAGATGAAGCCATCTTTGAGGATTGCCTTCATGTCGCTGGGCGACCAGTTCAAATTTACTTGAAGACAAAAAAAAGAGGGGGTCTTTTTTCTTTTGTTTTTGGGTTTTGTTCTTTCAAAGCGAGTCAATAGGCACCCAGCGTTCACCGCGGAGGACGAGAACATGGCGAGGTCCCCGCCACTCATTCGTATTGCCTTGTCGCTGCATGATGTCTTTACAGAAGGAACTGGGGTTTTGGTAGACAGTCTGAGTGCTTGGGTTGTAGAAGCCCGAGAATGTGCCGTTCTCAAAGAGGATAACGAAACGGGAGCTAGCCATCTCCTCTGTCGATGGGACACCCTGCTGAGACTTAGTCAAGATACACACCTCATTCACCTTAAGGTGAGAGGAGTAGGGCATCTCCGTGCGGCGGCCCTTGCGTGTGTTGATGACGAGTGCCATTTTTGTTTGAATGAGCAGTGCTAGAGCTTGATAGATGCTGTTGCTTGCTGTTCAGGACACTAATAATGTAGGGAATAGCGTGCTTCAATTTTACATAAACGACAGGCGGAAATCGTAGCAAAAAAAGAGGTGTTTGTTCTTTTTTCTTTTGTTTTTTGGGGTTTTATGATGTTGTCTTTTGTTTTGTCTTTTTTTCTTTAGAACTTCTCCACAATTCCCTGCTTCACCATCTCGCGAAGGAAGTGGCTCAGCGTCTTCGGGTTGCCCTTCTCCGTGTCCCAGCACCAGCCCTTCAGCTCGGCCATGAGAACCTCCTTGCTGGCAGAGCGATCCGCCTGGGCCCGCAGCAGGTTGATGATCTCCAGCGGCTTCTCGCTACCAGGATAGTGCTTGGAGCCCTCGTTCCACGACACCGTCTTGATGGTAGAGCGAAGGTGGCCCTCGCGGATCGCCTGCATCGCAGTATCAATCTTCTCATCAGGCACGAGGCGGAAGCCGTGCGGCTCCTTCTTCTGCTCCTGCTGCTCTGCTGCCACAGGCTCCTGCTGGGGCTCTACTGCGGCCGCCACAGGCGCAGGAGGCATCAGCAGAGCCTGCTGCTGCGGCTGCTGCTGTGCGATCGCCATCTGAGCCATCTGCGGCCACAGAGCCTCTGCGGACTCGTTTGCCTCCCATGCCTTATACGCCGCACGAAGAGCCTCCTTGCCATACTGCGAGGCCAGGAAGTTCATGAGAGCGAGAGCCATATCGTCTGAGGTAGAGAGGATAGAGGCTTATTGCTTAAGAGGACGCTGACTTTCTAGGGGGGCGCCTTATTCAATTTTTTATTTTTGATGCCCCTGTTATTGCTCGAATAAAAAAGGGATTTTTTGTCTTTGGTTTTATCTTTGTTTGTCTTTTTGTTCTGTTTTGGTTTACACGGCCCAGCGAGGGCGGGCCCAGGAGGGGAGCTTCTTGGCCCATGAAGGCAAAGGGTCGTAGTCAAAGAAATCCCAAAAGAGGGTGGCGCGTGTATCAAGAAGGAGCGGGCGCAGAACAGAGAGATAGTTCTTGTAGAGAACCTTCAGCTCCTTGGGCGTATACTCCTTCTTGAGATACTCGTGTCCTCCGTCCAGCATGCCATTTTCCGCGAGATACCACGCACGACCAACCAACCACGCATCCATCTTCTTCTCGTGGTCCCTCAGCCGCAGACGCTCAGAGCGGCGGGGAAACATTCTTGCCCTAGAGAGACAGGCAAGGTAATGGCTGGCTCTAGAGGGACACTGGCCTCCCAGAGGGCCGCCTTATTCAATTTTATTGGCGGCAAAGAGCGGCAGCAAAAAAAAGTTTTTGTCTTTTGTTTTGGGGGTTTTGTTCTTTTTTCTTCTGTTTTTGTCTTTAGTTTTTTCTTGTTGTCTGTTTACTCGTCCTCGGGCTCCTCCACTGAGTCATCGATCTTCTGCGTCCTTGGGTTGTAGAGCCCCGCCCAGTCGCCGAAGCCGCCGTTATCCAAGCAACGGTAGCAATGGTTGTTGGCGGGATTCCAGAGGTGCTTCTTGCCGCTGATGGTCTTGCGGACCCACTCCTCAGGCTCCTCCTCCTCGGCCTCAGCGGCGGCGGGAGCGGGGGCGGGCGCAGAGGGCGGGGCCGCGGCCACAGGAGCGGGCACAGAGGCGGCCTTCTTGGCCTCCCGTGCGGCCGCCGCACCCGCGAGCATCTTCGCCTTGTGCTCGGGGCTGAGGACCTTCTTGGGCTTCTCTGCCACGGGGGCAGGGGCCGCGGCAGGAGCGGGGGCAGAGGCGCGGGCGGGGCTGGCCTCCTTCTTGGCCAGCTGCTCGTCCCTCTTGGCGCGGCGGGCCACAGCGGCGGCAGCGGCCTCTGGGTCGGCCTCCGTCTTCCGCTTGGATGCCTCCGCCATGGCGTCCTTGCGGCTGGCGGGCTTTCCCGTCTCTGGGTGAGACCAGCCCTCTGCCTTCATCTCCTCCCAGGTCTCGGTGACCAGCTCGTTCCAGGCGGCCACGCCCGCCGAGACCTCCTTCTTCGGCTTAGCCACAGAGGTGGCGGCAGAGGTGGAGGGCACGGCAGAGGCGGCGTGGCTCTGGAGGAGCTGGAGCAGCTCGGCCACGGTCAGGTCCGCAACGGTCTTGTTCAGGAGCGAGGCCATCTTAGCTCTGGATTACAGAGGTGGGAGGCTAGCTACAGAGCAGAGCAGAGCAGGGCAGAGCAGAGCGGGAAGTCCTAGAGAGCAAGACAGAGATGTATTGCTCAAAAGGGACGCCAAACTTCAATGGGCCACAGACGTTCAATTTTATAGCTAAATTGAATGGCTGGGGCAGACCACCAATAGAGGCCCAGGGGGGCTCATTCAATTTTATATCTAGGTTGAAGAGACGGCCATTCTGCGGCTGCGGCAGGGCGGCGGACCTCTTCAATTTAGCTATAAAATTGAACGTCTGGGGCCCATAGAGGATCGGCGTCCATCTAGAGATAGTCATCTGTCTGTCTCTAGCTCTTGCTCTGGTCTGGTTCTGGCTCTGGCTCTGCTAGAATGGCTCTGCGCCGCTCCAACCGCGTGGAGCAGAAGAAGTGGGATGAGGCCTATCGGCTCGGTGAGGTCTTCATGGCCGCCGCCCGCCGCGTCTGGGAGAGCCCTGCGGGGCAGGCCGCCAAATGGCCGCTAGAGGCGGAGTGCCTCTTTGAGGAGGCACTAAAGAAGTGCTCAAAGAGGGGTCAGGTCCTGGTAAATTGCTACCTTCATGACCAGCCTCTCCCCGAGGAGATCAAGAAGTAAAGACCCAAACCAAAGATAACAAGATAAACAAAAGACAAAAACACCTCTTTTTTTTATGGCTCTTGGCGGCTGTAAAATTGAAGGACGGTCAGCCTATATAGCCCAGCGTCCCTGTAAGCAAACAAGATGTCTTCTCCTATCATCTTCGTTCGCTGCCTTCCTTTTGACTCCACCACGGTTGTCTGGGGGACAAAGTCCACCGTCAACAAGCACATCTTCTTCTGCGAGGACGAGGATTGTGGCAACGAGACGCACAGTGACACTCTGTGCGACTCCTGTCGCCGCCATCTTGTCATGTTGTTCAGTGGGGCAGAGTGGGAGGAGTCAGAGGAGGAAGAGGAAGGGGATCTTGAAGATGCCCAGGATGCGGCCTCTGCCTTCTTGGCGTGGGAGGCGGGCGAGATTGATGATTACGGGAATCCCGTAGAGTAAGAATAAAACAGAACAAAACATATAAAACAAAGAGGCGAAAGCCCACTTTTTTTGCGGCTTATTGGCCAGGTTGAATAAATAAAATTGAATAAGGCCGGCCTCCAAAAGTCCGTCGTTCTGAAAGAAAGCCATAAGCCATCTAGCTAAAATGTCTTCCGTTCAGATTCTTGCCGCCATCCAGAGCCTCGAGAGCCAGCTGGCCATGCTGAAGAGCATGGTCCAGGGGCCCTCAGAGCAGAAGGTTGTCGCAGAGCCCGTCAAGGCCAAGAAGGAGAAGAAGGAGAAGGACCCCGATGCCCCCAAGAAGGAGGTTTCGGAGGGGGTTCGTCTCTGGAATATCCTGATTGCCGAGACTCTCGAGGAGATGAAGGCCGCTGGCTGGACTCACCCAGAGACGGGCAAGCCCGCAAGCCGCAAGGACGCCATGACGGCTGCTTCTGCCCACAAGAAGGGCGGGAAGAGCAACGCGGCCGCTGCGCCTGCCTCTTCCCCTTCCTCGAAGAAGCCCGCCGCTACCCCTCCTTCCCCGCAGAAGGCTGAGGAGAGCGGCGCGGAGTCTGATGGAAGCAAGGGCTCCAAGAGGGGCCCCGCAAAGGGCAGCCACTGGTCAGAGGAGGCCAAGGCAGCCGCAAAGGCCAAGCGGGAGGCTAAGAGGCTCGCCAAGAAGGCTGAGGGCATTCCCTCCCTTCCTCCCTCGCCTGAGGAGTCTGCGGCTGAGGATGATGAGGTCATGATCAAGAAGGTTCTCAGCGGAAAGACCTACTTCATCAGCCCCAAGACGCAGGCGGCCTACCACGATGGGGTCTACGAGGGCATCTACGATGAGAAGAGCAAGAAGATCAACACGGAGGTGGCGGAGCCTGCCGCGTAAAGAAAGAAAGATATAAAATAAAATACAAAAGACAAAAAAGACCAAAACAAAACCCAAAAACAAAAGAAAAGACAAAAACCTTTTTTTTGTAAATTTGAATAAGGCCGCCCAATAAAGGAGCGGTGTTCAGATGGCGTCCTCTCTTCTCGTGCCTGTCACCCTTCTGATGAATCAGATGAATCTGGCCGACCTCGAGGCTCTCCAGACTCATGTCGCCTCTCTCATCAGCGGCTTAGCTTCTGCTGATGCCGCAATCGCTGATGAAGAGAAGCTTCTGACTAAAAGCCAGATCCATCAGAAGGTGATCGAGATGGCTGCGACGAAGGACAAGGCCTTCAAGGCAGGATGGAGAAAGCTTGTGACCAACAGGGGCATGGTCGAGAATGTCTTTGGAATTCTCGAGGAGTGCTATCCCTCTCTCCGCACAAAGAGCTCTAATCCAGATGGCTGGAAGGCCGCGCGAGCTCTCGGTGGACGCCAGACTCTCAAGTGGCAGAGCTTCAAGCTCCGCGTGATAGAGCACCTCTATGAGAAGGGCTCGTTTGGTTCTCCTGACAAGGAGGGAGGCTTCCAAGATTTCGAGGACACCGCAGGCGGCTGTGATGAGATCGCATGGGATGCGGCGTGCTATCTGCTCGATCAGACACCTATTGTCTAAAGAAAAAAAGGAAAGAACTCTTCGTGTAAACCAGAATAAAATTGAAAACACAACCTTACCCTTTATTTTTTACCACCCATAGAAGATGGAATCGCAATTCTTCCAAAGCCCAAGGGCGTCTTTCGCCTGGGAAGAGCTGAAGGAGGCTGTCAAGCTGAGGCTCACGGAGATCTCGTCTCCGTATCCGTCTCAGTGGGACTCGAAGGCCTATCTGATGGAGAAGCAGGCAGAGTTCCTTGAGGCGATTGTTACGTCTGTCCCAACCGCCGCAGAACAGATGCTCGCCATCCGCTACGTCCACCTGAAGGGCATGCAGATCAATCTTGCTATTGAGAGGGCCCTCTTCAAGAACTACCCTTTCATTGACGTGACCAACCTCGCAGACGCCGAGCTCAAGATGGCAAAGAGTGAGATGGACTACATGGAAGAGTTCAACGAAGTTCATTCTGCGGCCTCTACGCTACAGAAGAAGTGGCGGCGCAGCCGCGTCAAGAGGCTGCGAATCCGCACGCCCTCGCAGTCGAGCGATGATGAGGAGGAAGAGATGAATAGCGGCCAGAGAGCTCCTATCTGCCAGTAAACAAAACAAAAAGAAAATAAAATCAAAAGACAAAAAGACTTTTTTACTTACTACCAAAATTTGATGTGCGTTAAGCCATCAATAAAGGCACACAATGGTCAAAGTCTCCGTCATCACGTCTACCTGTAACAGGGGCCGCTTCATGGATCGGCTCATCACAATGTATCGACAGCAGACCTTTCCTTTAAGTGAAATGGAGTGGATTGTCTTGGACGATGGAACAGACGCAGTCGGCCCAGTCTTTCTCCCCAAAGTCGCGGATCTCCCCAATATCCGTTACATCCAACGGCTAGACAAACTCACCATGGGTGCTAAACTCAATATTCTAGTCCAAGAAGCCAAGGGGTCGATCATTGTCGTCATGGATGACGATGATTACTATCCTCCCGAACGCGTAGAGCACGCAGTGAGAGCTCTATATCTGAATCCGTCCATCAATGTGGTTGGCTGTAGTCTAGTCTACATGTATTACACGGATCTACGGCAAGTCATGTCCGCAGGGCCTTATCATGAGAACCATGCTCTCAATTGCACTCTCGCGTTTCGCAAATCCTATTGTGAGACCCATCGCTACGACGATAAAGAGACATGTGCGGTTGAAAGTGCCTTTCTGAATGACTATAGTGAACCCATGGTTCAACTCAACCCTTTCAAGACCATTCTTCATATCATTCATTCGTCCAATACCTTCAATGCCATCAAGGCAAGAAACGAAGGAACGCTCGGGTTATTGAAAGAGACTTCACTAACCCTAGAGTCTTTCATACAGACAGCGGCTATGCGACTTATGTTCCTAGACGCCTACTAAAAAAATTTGAACCCATATCCTTTTTTATAGATAGGCACTCATCAAGCAAAAATGGCAGAAGTTCAGTCGCACGGTTTCACGTGGGAGGCGGATCTCCTCCAGAACGTCTATGGCCTCACGAAGGAGGAGAAGGCGCAGATCAGCTACACTGAGAAGTTTGATCTGCCGTCTCGCTTCAACAAGCTCGGGCCTGTCAATATCTCCGTCAAGTGCATCGGCGAGAAGAACGCGATTTGTATGGGCGATGCTCTTCGCGTCTTTGACGAGGTCTCTGCCTTGGATACGCCTCTTCACCTTACTCTCGTGAGCTACGAGCAGGTCGGCAACATGAAGAATGTTAAGGCGATAAAGGAGCTGAACCTAACGGCCTCAAATGCTCTTCTCTTTGGATCTCTGACTCGGAGCCAGATCCAGGAGCTCGACACACTCATCAAGGTCGTCCCGCAGAAGCGAGCCCCTACCGAGGACGAAAAAAAGGCGATTAAGACGAAGCAGGCTGAGCTCAACCGCCTCTCTGGCTACATCCAGTTTAATCCAAAGGTCAACACACAGCAGAGCCGCCTTCAGTGCTCCTTCTCCTTCAAGCAGTTCCAGGCCTTTCTCACTCAGAACCCTGAGCGGATTGTTGCGGAGAGCACGACTAACCAGTTCAAGGGCGGATCCATTCAGGCGTCCATTCATGCGGGGCCGCGGGTCTTTCACTGAAGCCCCGCTATGACCGCATTGACCACTTCGTTCGCCTCTCCCTTTGACAGACTCCTCGGTCCAACCGTATTCGAGGGAAAGACATGATCGTTCACAAGATCTATGATCTTTTTTATTTTTGGTTTGTTTTGTATGTCGAGCTGTAAGAAGTAATGGGCCTGTTTACAACACGGTTCCTCCTTCGTGTAACATGTTCCTGCCTTGCCTCCTACACGCCTGAAGGCAATATCATAGTCTTCATCGGATTTTACATATGTAAATCCTACAGGGCTTTCTTGGGCTACCACCTGGCGATTGACGTCTCGTCTTTCCCAGATCTGAAATACGCAGGGGACGTCATATGGCGATCCATTGACCTCGAATGAATTCTTGGCAAGTTCTTCGGTATAAATACAATGAAAGGCAAGGGGAAACGTGCGTGACATACTCGGCTTTACAAAGGAGCGGGGTAGAATAAACGCAATGGCGTCTACTCCGACTGCGGTCGCAGAATGCTGAATAAATGCCTTGGCAAGACATCCTTGGCGGCCAAATGGAGGATTACCAAAGACAATGCGTTTCTTCTGACTTGTAGGCGTCCATTCAAGAAAGTCTCCCTTCAAAATACCAGAACTCTTGGGGTCCAGGTCGATTCCCAAGTTATCCGTTCCTGGAGGAAGTTCCTTCAGGAAAACTCCGTTTCCTGCGGCGGGCTCGATCCACTGCCAGGAGTTTGTCTGAGGCAGAAGTTCCTGGAGTTTAGCAATACATGCCTTTGCGACATCTATCCTCGTATAGAACTGGTCTTTCTTGTTTTTACGGAACTTTCCTGTATCCTGGGCCATGGTTACCTCTTCTATTCAGGAACTCCTACCTCAATTTTAGGTACGGGGTGGGCCGTACACATTCTCAAAATAATAGGGGCTTTACTTATATATGTCTTTCGCATGGACTCCGATTTCTTTTGACAAACAATAAAGATGTCTAGTAGAATGGACTCTGATTTTTGTCGACAAACAATAAATAGCCTTAAAGAAAGATATAAATTCGAAATTATAACAACTGTCTTTGATGAGAGTGGTCGAGCTGCCGATGTATTGATAGGCAATGATATAGATATACTACTTAACTTAACAATAGGTGATATCCAGAAGGTTGGTGGTGGTTATTATAGATTGAATGTTCTAGAAAAAGATAAAGACCATACGATTCTGGGGTATATTGATTTTAATATCGCTGCTTCTATGCTTGCTGGTGGTAGAAATGTCTTCTATGTAGATCTCGTGAGATCTTTATTAAAAGGTCTAGGGAAAGAGTTACTCTATCTTATAACATGTAAGGCGGCTCAACTAGGACTTCCCCTCGCGTTTAAGGCCCAACCAGGAGTTATCGATTCATTTCCGCCAGGAACAAATAAAGAAATAATACGGAAGCATGGAGAGAAATTGCTTGCTTATTACAATCGTCTTGGGTTCACACGAAAAGGAGAGGGGAAGTATTCAAAGGCCTATGGCTTTACACAGAATTATCTAACTGATCCTACTGCGTTGATTGGTAGTGTTGCTTCTTCAAGGGCAGGAGCAGCAGCAGTCGGTGGAAAGAGACGACGCAAGAGTATGCGTAGAAAATATAAATCTAAAACCTTACGATTAACTAGAAGAAATGGATCCTCCTAGCAACTATGCCCACGGCTTTTCTTATTGGTCGAACTGCGAGGATTTTGATTACAATCCCAGTGTAACAAAGACGCTTATGCCTCCTCTGGCAGGTGATCTAAAAAAGATGAGTCGCATTTATATGGAGAATATTGAAGATTCGATCGTCAAGAGTCTCCGTTCTTACCTGGACTATTTATTGAGAAAACAAAAGGAAACAAATGACATAACGAGTAATTCTGTAACGGAGCAGGCCGCTTTGGATGAGCATCGGTCCTACTTGAGAATCCGTATTGAAAAGACAAAGGCTCTTATTGCTCTTATTGAAAGCTAATTCAATGCCTGAAAAATTGATGTGCCTTACTGTTGGGTAGTAAGGCATACCATACCAATGGACTATGATAAACTCAGTTATCTCCTGGCTCAGTCTAAGCAGCTTGAAGCTTTTGGAGAAACAGAACTGGTTCACGCCATTTGGCGACGCATTATTGAACTGTTGTCAACAGGCCTTGGTGATAGCGATGAAACCGTATCTGATTTCATACCTGATCTCCCTACTCCTTCCTCATCTACACAAACTACTGATGGGCTTGAGACCATGATGCGTAAGCAACTTCTCGAGATATGGAACGAGCTGAGGGGACGACCTAAACATATACAGAGTATACATAACAAGGGAGTCTTGATTGAAGAGATTCGTCGGTTGCGTGGTTCGAAAGGGGCCTAAAAAATTGACTCGTAAGTTTCAAGTAGGGGCAGGCAGGGGCGGCGGCCTCTCACTGGTGCTATAGTCTAGTGGTCAGGACAGGAGGCTTTGAATATGTCAGATACCTCCGAACCTCGGTTCGATCCCGAGTGGCACCAAGTTCCAAGGATCCACACTGCGACCAATATTATATATCTTGTGATACATATTCATTGGATCCTGGTAAATCAAAAGAATACACCATCGTTATAACGAGGATGTCCGAGTGCTATGAGCACAAGGCCACATCCTCGCTTCTACGAGGATGTCCGAGTGCCATGTGCACAAGGCCACATCCTCGCTCCTACGAGGATGTCCGAGTGGTTAAGGAGACAGGCTTAAGATCTGTTGGCGCAAGCCTCGTGGGTTCGATCCCCACTCCTCGTAAACGCCGAAAGGCACTTCACCGATATAGTCTAGTGGTTAGGATAGGGCTCTTTCACAGCCTTGGCTCGGGTTCGATTCCCGGTATCGGTATTAAGTTTGGTGCTTCTTGCTAAAAAGCACCTGGTGATCATACGGCTCTAAGGCTCCTCACAGCAATCTATATTTTGCCTAATTAATAAGGAGCCTGATAAACATAACGCTCATAATTCAGTGGTAGAATGCTACACTTCCAATGTAGCTACGCGTGTTCGATTCCCGCTGAGCGTATCCTACGAGGATGTCCGAGTGCTATGAGCACAAGGTCACATCCTCGTTGTCACGAGGATGTCCGAGTGGTTAAGGAGACGGTCTCAAGATCCGTTGGAGCAATCCGCATGGGTTCAAATCCCATTCCTCGTATATAGTTTGGTGCTTCTATTAAAAAAGCACCTGGTGGAGGAGTAGTTCGGATGGTCTTGGCAAACCACCACACAACCGCGTTAGCTCAGTTGGTAGAGCATCGGGCTTTTAATCCGATAGTCAAGGGTTCGAGCCCCTTACGCGGTATCTGAGTTGATAGACTCTACAACACTATCATTTTTTTTACAAGATATAAATAGAAGTAAAATGTCACAAACAAGAAAGGTTCTTACTGGTATTTTTCATAACTTGAAAACAATACAAACTGCTTACCTTACTCGTAAAAGACGTAGTAATACAATAAACTTATCTTTAAGGCCTCGTAAAGATGTTACAGTCCCTGTATTTGCCCTTATTGGGGGGATCTTATTGGTAGGAGGTGCGATAGGTCTTGGCATTGTTGCCCAAAAAAATTGAGGGGCCCAGCCGCCTAGTAGTCGGGCAGTGAGTGAAATGGATTCTATCTTTGCCCGTATTCGTAAGTCTCCTCGTAAGGCGGCAGTCGAGGCTCGGAAGAACATGAAGGAGCAGGCCGCTGATGCCTACGAGTCAGAGAGCGAGTTCGATGGCGACTCGAAGCAGGAGGAGAGGCAGTCTAACTGGAGCCGCAGCCTTGTGAAGACGACGGTAACTCTTATTCCTACTCCTGGCTTTCGCCAGGTCTCTACTCGCAGCAGTTCTCGCCTGGCTTCTCGCTCTTAAATCGTAAGTAGAAAAGTATAAGTTTAAAAACACGATAAGTTCAAAAGATACACGTTTCGCACCTGTAGCGAAGTGGATATCGCGTCCGCCTTCTAAGCGGAAGACCGTGGGTTCGACCCCCACCAGGTGTATTTGCCTTCGTAGCTCAGTTGGTTAGAGCAATCGCTTTGTAAGCGATAGGCCCGGTGTTCGATTCGCCGCGGAGGCACACAGTTTGACGGTATCTTTAAAAACCGTCACAGCTCTCATAGCTCAGTTGGTAGAGCATCGCTCTTATGTCTTTAATGATATGCATGTGAGGTGGTAGTCATCGGTTCAAATCCGATTGGGAGCATTTTTTTTATGTGATCAAAAGTTGGTCACATAAAAAACGGCAGTCTAAATAAAAATCTCAACTCTTTATGTAGAAAAAACCATGAAGGATACTGAGTCTTACCACGAACTCGTTTCTCGCCTTCGTGAATTTTTTGCGGGAAAGGGATTCAAGGAAGTCCCGACACAGTCACGGCTCTCTATTCTAGCGGCCTGCGAGAACCCCCACTCTGTCGCCACATTTTCCTATAATGGCGAGATCTGGCCTTTGCCCCAGACGGGCCAAATGTGGCTAGAGTATGAACTCCTGAAGAATCCCGAATGGCCTGGTGTTTTCTGTGTGAGCACTTCGTATCGCGACGAGAAGACGCCCATCCCTGGTCGACACGAGAAGATCTTCCCGATGTTTGAATTCGAGAGCAGAGGTGATATGAAGGATCTTGAAACTCTAGAGGCTGATATTCTAAAGCACCTGGGCTTCGCAGATGCTATTGTCGTTGACTATGATGCGACCTGTGCCGAGTATGGTGGTGTCTCTATACTTGAAGATGAGCATGAGAGCAGAATGTGGCGTGAAAAGGGGCCGATCGTCAGTCTTCAGAACTTTCCTGAGAGAACAAGCCCTTTCTGGAATATGCGGTGTAAGGGCAATGGTCTCTATAACAAGATTGACATTATTATGTATGGCCAGGAGACGATCGGCTCAGCCGAGCGGTCCTGTGACACGGTTGAGATGCGGTCCACTTTTTATAGTATCAGTGAAGGTGGCTATGCTGCCAAGCTATTTGAACTCTTCGGAAAGGAGAGAGTAGAAGCTGAACTAGAAGAGTTCTTGCGGTTTGATTTCTTTCCGAGATTTGGTGGTGGTATCGGTCTAACTCGCCTGGCGAGGGCATGGAAACTTCTACAGGCCTCTGTGTAAATCGTATTTCAAAGTCAAGCCCTATGGGTGATTGTTTCACAACCGTGACCTCATAGTTCTTTATCGCTTTGCTAGCTGCCTCAATATAGTGTCGTGGATATCCACCCATAAAAAAAGTTGTCTCTTCAGCTTCTTCTGCTCTCTTGATCTTATCAATAATATTTGCCTTCGCATACGAATAAAGTGACATCTCCTCCATGTTTAGTCATCTACTTAGAGGCAGTAAATCTCGGTGAACGTCGGGGCTCGAGCTTTTTTTGAAGAGAGGGTTTTTCTAGAAGAACAGGCTTCTCTTTTACAAATGCGTTTTTCTTGTATCGGTAATGTCCTTCGCCTATCCGAACCTTATTTGCCTTCCAGGCCTTGGACGCCTCGTCAAAGAACTGAGGGGTAAACTCCATCTATGCCTTATAGGCCGCTGGGTTTAAATCAATTTTTATAAGCCCAGCTTCGCTTTGCCCCACGCAATTGAATCCTTAATCAAATTCTCTGATAACTGTGACTTGTAGCCACGTAAATCAAAGATTCGACCATTGAACAGCTCATCCTTATTCGCATACTGGCTTGTCTCATTGGCCCAGTTACTCTTTCCAATATAACAATTGCTCAAGGTCGATGTTTGCGGCAAAAATCCTGAAGGCTCTACAAAGACCTGTTTACCATCCACATAGATGCCAATATTAGGACGGAAAGCGTCACTTGATGTCGCCGTGATCGCAATATGCGTCCATGTGCCTTTCTTGATAACACCCGGAACTTTAATACACAGTTTACGCTGACGCTCATCCCACACCTCATATAAAAGAGTCGCTGTCTGTTTGGGCATCAAGGCCGCTTTTGAAGGACGAATACGCCTCGGAACCTCTGGTATATCCAGATCGGCGCACTCATAGAACTCGACATTCGCCGACGTTGATTTCATCAAGTCCTGCGGAGACATTGTTATTCCTGGCTGAGGGCCAGAAGGCGAAGAAGGAACCGTATTCTGAGAATCACAGATCACCGCATTGCGTATGATCTGAGACGTTGGATCAGGATCTCCCTTTCCAATGATTCCCAACATAACATTGTTCTTACCAGGCCCATCTCCAAAATCGAAAATCTTTGCATTATTTGTAAATTCCTCAAAAAAAACCCAGACCATCATACCCCTCATTGACCGCAACGGGACAACTGCGCCCAGCTCTAAATCGGGACTATCACCTATTCTCAAATACTGGTCAAGGCCATTGAAACGAAGAGCCTCTGTGATCTTCGGCTTCGGTGTCTCATCAACATGCCCTCCTCCCATCACCATAATCTGTGTATTATTGACATAGTCAAGCATATCATCATAGAACCGATACCAAAAGACACATCCCTGGTAAAATCGTGTGAGGGTTACAATATCGGACGGAGGATTTGTATCCACAACCAACGCCGAGTCAAAATTGTGGTCAAGGGCTCTATTACACTGCGGTTCATAGACTCCTGACTTTCCCTTTAAGATTCTACAATAGTCGGCCCTACCGTCTTTATTAGTATCTCTCATGTAGTCGTCACGGGACAGAATAAAAAGAAATTTATCGTTTGTTTTTTCTTTCGTTGAGGGTGTTCTAAAGTCTAGACTACTCAGATTCTCCGTTCCCGCAAGTGCACACGCAAAGAACTTGGACTTATCTGACTTGGACTCAACCATACGGCAAAAATCATGATCTAGACCAAGACGCTGAACATCCACATACCCCCTGAAATACCTCGGGTCCTGGTCATATCCTCCTTCCTCATGTCCTATTGAAATATCACCACGCCGAGGCACAAAGTTGGCGAAATAGCCTCCTGATGGTGAAACCGCAGAGACTAAGTTGTTAAATCCTTCAAATACTTTTTTAGGCCAAAAGAGCTCGGCCGCAGCGAACCCCAAAAGGAGTAACAAGGCCAGGGTTATTCCGATCATCTATCTTCTCTACAACTAGTTTAAGAGTTAAAAATACACACTCAAGATAGAAGTAGTATGGAGCCACAAAAAGGCGGCAAACAAATCGGAGAAGGCACCTATGGATGTGTCTTTGTCCCTCCTCTTGCCTGTAAATCAGGACTGAAAGCATCGAAAACAATGGTTGGTAAACTTACCTCCAAAGAAGATGCTACAAGAGAAATTACTATCGCGAATCGTTTACGTCAATTACCTCTCTACTCCAATTATTTTCTCTTACCTGAACCGGAGTCCTGTGAGCCTTTAGAGAAATCAAAACAGAAAAATACCAATTTACTATCAGGCAAGTGTTCTCCAGTTGAAGAAGGCCGTATTAAATTCAAAGATACACTACAGACATTTACACCCTTCGGTGGTAAGTCATCTGTCTATTCTGTTCTGATCGACACAAACTTCCATCCTAGCCGCTTTGATTTCTTCTTTTTTATGAAACATATTCTTGAGGCAGGGGCGTCCCTCGCCGTCGCAGGTGTCTGCCACTTTGATCTACACCCCAATAATATACTCATGGATGATAAAAACGTCCCTCATATCTTGGATTTTGGGATGTCCTTCATCGGAAAAGAGATTACTCATAAAACCCTTGATGATCGCTGGAAACAGTTGGATTTTGGTATCGGATCGCCCCTAAGCCCTGTCATTCTGAATCTAGAACCACCTGAAGTCACTATTCAAAATGCGGTTCTTAATAATGAGTATACCTTTGACGAGGCAATTAAACTGACTGTAATGGGAAAGCCGATCTTTAAAGATCTACATCAACTCTATGGGAAATCACTCGAAGCGAATGTCAAGGAGATCAATGCATTTTTGGAAACAAGCTCAACTGCCCTAAAAGGTGACTGGCCTGGATTCTGGCGTCTCTATTGGCCACGTTACGATAGTTGGTCTATCGGGTGTATCTTAGTCTATATTCTAAAGATTCTCTTGACCTGGCCCGCCTTCTCACAAGGAAAATGGCTTCAACAGAAAGCTATTGTTCTTGCGACCCTGAAAGGTATGCTAGAAGTCAACGTCAGAAAACGTCTCGATTGTGTAGAGGCACTCGCACTCTATGATCCTGGAAACCTCTGGGTCTCTCGCTTCGGCCAGAAATGGCTGGAGGCACGCAGAACAGATCAGTAGGCCTTTCGTGTTTGTCTCCTTAACCCTTTCCCTTTAGTGGATCGAAGGGTTTTTCTGTATCCACCCACCTTGATACGAAGAGCCTTATCGCGAGTTAGACAGAAATATCCACAGGATACATTATAATCCAAATTCGAATCGTTGCTCGTATAGTCACGAGACGCTAACGCGGGGTCGTAGATATAACGGCCAGTCGCATCCTTATTTGTCACTTCTGTCCCGCCAGGCTTGTGTGACCAATACCCATTTGTATCCTGCCGATAAAAATGATAGTCTTCATCGGGATCTACAACTAGAGAAATCTTTGACGTGTGGGCAGGGCATCTGTCCTTGAATGTTGTCATCTTCAGTCCAGGGTTGTCTCCCAACAGACGCCCAATCATATCTGGGCATGTTTTCAGACGAGTGCCTCTGAATCGTGGATGGCCTGAGGCAGATCCAGGTTGATGGAACGGAGTATTACAATTGGGATCCTTTTTACAGTCCTCCATTTGTTTCGGGTCATGAATATTATAAGCATAGGCAAAACAGTTGTGTGTTTCACGTAACTCTTTCACATTATTCCAACGGTCGGGCTCATATTTCGGTTCATAGCCAGATAATGGACTTCTTCTCGGACACATATTCATATGTCTCTTACAGAAAGGACTATTCATCAAGGGTATTTCCTGACAGGTCGATAGACACTGACAGCGGGCGTTCATTTTTCTTTTCTTGGGAGGAGGTCCCATCGTCTACCTTCTCCTTAGACTTAAAACCCATGGCAAGCAACTGTTTCATTAAATCTGGATGAATTGAATCAAGGGTCGATTTTAGAGGCGTAAGAGGAATTAAATTTTCAAGTGACTGTGCGGTTGTTGATGTTTTTACTTCTGTTGTTCCGTTTGTCTTTGTGGTTGCCTGTGAGACTGTATTTGTATCGTTCATCTTATAATATTCCTCCTCAACCTGTCTCATCTTGATCTTTTCAATCATATGGCAAAAATAGATAAATTGGTTCTCATGACTCGGAACCTGCCCTATGGTCAAGGACCCTCCATATCGACCACTAAGGCCCAAATATTGCCATCCCTCGCTTCGTAATTGCTCATAGGTTGTATGAATAAAATAGTATTTCTTATCAAGCTTAAATACACTCACGATTCCATTGCTTGTCGTCACTAAAAGTGAAAGAACCCATGTTGCCCAATAAATACGGTAGGAGAAGCTATCGGGATCTGAATAGGACGTAGAGGAGGTCCCCGTATTTGTATACTGAATCGATAATAGAGCAGGAACAACTAAAGAACCCACTGTTATCAGTAGTCTCGCAAGATGATAAGCATATGCGAGACGAAAACACCGACGCTCATATGTCTCTAAAAGAGGAACATATCGCTCCTTTATAATTATTTTCCGTAAGTCGCTTAGCTCTGGCGTAGACTCCAATGCTGAAACAAAACGCACAGCCTTTGTCTGGCACCGCATCTATCCACCTGCTTTATAAAATTGAAATAACTGTTTACGAAGTAGGGGGTGTTCAAATGGAAGCCATTATTCACCTTTGGTCGAAAGAGTATGCTCCTGTTTCTTGTAGCGATCAGTTTTCTGCGCAGATCTCTGAAGGCCTATGGAAGAAAATCATGCGGGATGAAGAAGGGGCTCGTCATTTTATTCGGATTGGAGACTGGGTCGTTCCCTGCGGCAACCCTGTCGTCATGGAAGACAGCGATGATAATCACGTCTTTCTTCCTCTCTGGATGATTGATTCAGGCCACTTTTATGGCAACGGCGAAGAACTTAATATCGAGATCCTCAGCGAAGAGGCATTCCCTTGTGCGACCCGTATTGTCTTTAAGGTGGTTGACAGTGCCTTCTATAATAGCGATGTCAAGGATGAGCTTGAAAAGGCATTGTCAGCAATTGGTGTCATTCGAGCACACACAACTCTTCAGATTCCAATTAAGGCTCTGGGAAACTATCCCGTTGATATCTTTGTGTCCGAAACAGAGCCCGCAAATATAGTTCTGTGCGATGGCGAGGAAGTCATCGTTGAGTTTGAAGAGCCTGTGGATCATGCGATGCCTCCACAGGCTCGTCTTCCTGTTGAAAGGCCTGGGACTCCTATTCCTCCTGTTGTAGAGCCTATTATCCCTATCGCTGCCGAGGCAAGTCCATGGACAGCTGCGGGAGCAGGAAATGTTCTCGGAACATCCAGCATTGTAGCCAATATTCCTGCCTGGCGTCTCGCTGTTCCTCATCGGCCTAGGCCTCGGCCTTGAGTCTATGCGAAATCAGGATTCCATCCATAGGGCTCATCAAGAAACTCCTTCAGAAACCAATTGATCTTTTTATTTCCATTTTTATCTGTATAATACGCATCGCCGAAATCAAGTATCCAGATCTTTCCATCGATATCTTCAATGAAATTATATCCAGTAATATCGACATATTCAATACCCTCTCTTTCATATAATATGCTTAAGATACGATGTATCTCTGACCATATCTTTTTAGGTATCTTCGCAGGATCGTCCGTGTATTGATCCGCTAGACAAAAACCATCAATAGAATCCATTTGAACAACATTTCCATCCACGTGTTGGATCTTCGGTGCGAATCCATAAGAGGCTGCGATATCTTGTAACTCGATCTCCAATGGAGATGCGACTACCTTCGTATACATTTTTCTACTATACTATGAATCTAAAAGGGAGTGTCAACTTTATACTAATGAACGTCGAACAAGGATCTGCGGAGATCTTTTCTGGAATTAAGAAAGCCTTAGAAGAGAAGACTGGCTTTCTTGTCGGTCGTAATGGAACGATAGAACTCGAAACTCTTTTTTCGTCCGACTCGACTGAATTCCAAGGGAGACTAGAACTCCACGCGGGTATCTGGCCCAAAGGACATGTCTCTGTTACTACATGGTCACAAAGAACACGTGAGGCCATTCAGGAATGCGATGTTCTTGTCGCGGGATGGTATTCTCCTCTAGCAAACAAAGAACGTGTCTTTCTTGACTCGATTGGGGTCAAGGCACCTCGGATCCCATTACGGAGTCTAGAACCGTATTATGTCGAGCCTGAAAAACGCTGGACATCTCTTCTCAAAGATCAGAAAGTCGCCATTATTAATTCCTTCGCAGAGACCGCTATCGACCAGATAAAGAAAAGAGACGAGATTTGGCCTCTCTATACCGATTCTCTTCTACCCTCTACAACGCAGTGGATCCCCATTGTTACTGGATACTGTCCTTCCTTAGCGAACGGGCGAGCTGACTGGCCCAAAGGCATTCAAACATGGGAAGACGCAGTTACATCCGTTGTCTCGGCAACAGTTGAATCTGGGGCTCGTATTGCCATTGTCGGTTGCGGAGGTCTGGGCCTAGTCATTGGGCACGAACTCAAAAAGAAGGGCCTCATCGTTGTTGTCATGGGTGGAGCCACACAGGTTCTCTTTGGTATTAAAGGAGGACGATGGGCAACACACACGGTGATCTCTCATTTCTGGAATGATGCCTGGGTTTATCCAACTGAAGCCGAAACCCCACGGAGTGCCTCCACGATTGAAAACGGATGCTATTGGTCTCCTACCATAAAAAATTGAAGCAGAGTTTCGCATACAGTGGGGCATTACACATACGCTACAATGTTTCTCGCCGACATTCGCAATTCGTGGCCGTTTGAGGCGAACGCTCCTAAGAATCTTGAAGACAAGGAGATCTTTAGTGAGTGGATTCAAGAAGAGGATGCCTCATCTGTCTGGCGTGTCAACATTCCGCCTCCCATGACGGGCTTCACCTACCTCGCCTTTCGATTTACGAATCCTGAGTCGACAGATGCGACCTTCCAGCTCGTCCATGGGCTTACCGACAAGCGGGTCTTCAAGTGGGTTGAGCCGATGCCTGCTATTCATAGTGCCTGGACTCCGTTCCCCTTTCCTATCATTTCTAGAGTGGCTGCCCTTACAGAGGACGGCATGGATCTTCTTATTCAACACAAGAACTCTTCGTGGGGAAAGGTTGAGCTCCTTGCTCAGAAGCTTGATGATCTTCCTGCGACAGATGGACTCACATATGCGTTTGTCAGCACCATACCGAATAAGATCGTTATGGTGCTCACTGATAAGCAGATGATGTATATGCCGTCCGAGGATCGCTGGCCTAGGCCGACAAAGATGCTCCCTCCTCTGTCACGTGTCCTTGATCCCTTCAGGGCGGAGTGGTGCGACAAGGCTGTTTATTGGAACGGTATTGATCTGAAGAGGCCGTTTTAGGTCTTTGACTGTGTAGTCGCCTCGACTCTGTCTCCTCCAATAATATCAATGTGGATATCGCTCTGTTCAGAAGGAGGAGAGACTAGACTATTCAAATGGATACGCCGCCTGCCCGTATCCTGATTCGTTAGCTTTACACTCGGCTTCATCAATGAATGAAGAGATGATGTTCTTTCCAGAGGACTCATTTGAGGCAAATGCGGGACTAAAGTGCCCGATAAATCAATGATACGCTTATCAATCAACTTATTCAAATCAGGGATGACCTCATCCCTCAACATCTTTTTCTTGTGATATAACATGAGGGCAGCCTCACCCGATGCCATCTGTAGACGTGACTTTGAATTATCGAACACCTTCGTGTGCTCAATTCCGCGACAGATTTCGGGCCTTTTAATATTAGCAATATCCTTGAATTCCTTCTCAAATTCCGCGATAATATCATCAGGGACAGGCGGAGACTGCTCAATCAAACGATCCAGCTCGGCACGACAGATATTCAGAAAATCCATACAATCCGTGCGGTCATTGGGGTGCATCGCCAACTCTATCGCAATCTGACGCTGGAACTTACCCCACGCAATGGAGGCAACACGGTTCGACTCTGAACCCTGGGCATATCGTAAAAAGTTTCCAAGCGTCGTTAAGATTCCTGCGAAAATCGAGATTGATCCAATACCCGCCGCGACATAGTTTTTCAATGTCGGATTATCGGGAGGGATAAACGAACCAACTGCGAAGTTCGCAGTTCCTGTAAGTGTCGATAAGATGATAACAGGAATTGTAATAAACATATTTAAACGACTGAACTTCTTCTCGCAGCGGTCATGGAGCCACCGATAACAGGCCGCCTTGTCTGACCATTCCGCCATCAGTGCCTCCTGTTGCGGCGTCCATCCATTCAAGAACTTTTTGACGACCGCATTCCCTGATAAGTCGGAATTTGACCTCGATCTAGTGCCTCCAGAAGACGTAGGAGGTGAAGTTGAAGACATCTATATCTATACTAGTGTTTAGAGAGATTTTAGCCACGATTCTATCTCTTTTAATTGAGGGGCTGGATCAAGATGTCTCGCTCTAACACGTCCCTCCGCTGATTTCAATCCATAGAACCACGGATCTGTCTTCAACTTGTCAATAAGACGAACCCACTGGTCAATCGAATCACGATTCGCAAATAGGCCCGCGTCTCCAAGTGACTCTTTCAGTCCTGGTGTCGGATGAGCAATAACTGGGATTCCTAAAGACATCGCCTCGACTGCTACACGGCCCCACGATTCATAGTAAGACGGCATCAGAATAATGTCGGTCTGCGAATAGAACTTGGATGCGTCAGGTGTATTCTTCATATAGCGTAAATTAGGAATGCCCTTCTCTACAAATTGATGGCCGTATCCTCCTAAAACTCCGAGAAACTCAACAGAGGGCATTGCCTTTGCGATCTTGACTAGGATCTCACCACCTTTATCAGGATCACAATTTACTAGAGTCACATAGTGTCTTGAAGTTGGATATGTATATTCACTATAATCAACTGGAGGATACAATACCTTTCCATCAAGCTTGAATGATCTGTAAAAATGTTTGACCCATTCACTGTTGTGAATCAGATGAAGCTGTTTTTTCGGAATCTCTTCAATATAATCACGTAACCACGGAACTTGATATGTTCCGTGCATCACCAATACAATTGGAAGATTAAGTTGCTTGGCTGTCGTAACGGCAAGCGGAGAGAGTTTCATATGCGACAAAATAACAGATGTGTGTGTTAGTATAGTCTCGACTGCCTTCTTGTCAGAAAACTCAACAATGTCAATCCCCTCGTAGGATTTCTTAGGAAACGAAGGAAGTAAGACAGTTACCGTCCATCCATTCTTTACTAAAAAAACATTCAAGGTGTGGGCCATTAATTCTCCGCCCGCATTTGTAATCGGCGGGTATCGATGAATAATCCATGTGGCGTGCTTCTTTTGTTTTTGTGATGGAGTCGGTATAAAATCGGATGGTAAGAGGCTTTTTATTTCCCCCTTCATCTTCTCTTCTACTACTAGTAATGAACGATTTCTTTTTAATACTCGTAATCTCTTTCTTTATATCAATGCTTCTTATGGCAATACTTGATCGTTATAAAATCAGATTCATCAATGAACAAAGAAGCTATTAATGGCCACGACCACGACCACGGCCCCTTCCATTACCCCTACCCCTACCATTGCCCCTACCCGAATTACCCTTCTCTGCCAAGCCATTCTGATAGATCCGTGTCGCAGCCTCGAGTGTCAGTGTCTTTGGATCGAGACCTTCGGGTAGACTCACAAACTGCGGTCTTCCTGAGGAGCCCTTCTTAAACATAAACGGACCATACTGACCCTTTCGAAACACAAAGTCTCCCAACGTGTGAAGAGATGCCTCCGCCTTTGCCTTCAGCTTCTCCTGAAGCGTGAAGACTGTATCTCCCTCCACTTTTGGGACGTTCACGGTCGTCCACTGAACATATGCCCCAAACTTTCCTGACCTCTCCACCATCGGCTCGCCTTGTAATGTGCCAATGACAAGGCCTTCGACTTTCGCTTTAACCATGTCTTTAAAGTTTGAACAGAAGACAGTCGCTGCCTCTTCTGTCATCTCACCAAACGGAACACCCTCTGGCCATCCATAAAACGTTGTTTTCTCCTTGTCTCCTGATGGATCTTCCTTCAGAAGAATTGGACCTTTCTTTCCTAGGACAGCCTTGAGCCCATCCTTGAACTCCTTGACTTTGGTGCTCTGACCTTGACCTTGACCTTTCTGTCCCTTTAGTTCAAGATAATGATCCTTATACGATGCCCATGTGTCCCGACAGACCTGCTTCCAAGGCTCCTTTCCTTCGGCAACCTTATCTAGACGCGACTCCATCTGGGCAGTAAATCCATAGTCGAACAAGTTTCCAAACTCCTTCAAGCAGAACTCGAGTAGACTTAGACCCAGGGCCGTCGGAACCATCTTGTCCTTTTCGCCACCAATCTTCTTTATGACGATCTCCTCCATCGGTGGCCATTGGCCCTCCTTTTTAACAAGATACCGCGAAAACTTCCTATCGATAGGAGGCCTGTCCCGCTTCTCCGTGTATTTCTTGTCCAGCAATGTTCCAACTAGAGAAGCATATGTGCTCGGGCGACCAATACCCTTCTTTTCAAGTTCGCGCACTAGAGTTGCCTCTGTGTATCGCGGCTTCGGATTGGATATCTGCGGATTTGTCTCCAGCGTCGTCCACTTCAGCTTATCTCCCTCCTTCAATGAAATCGCCTGAAGCCATGTTGCCTGTGCGACATCTGTAACTGTATCCTCCTCCGTCTCATCGAGGTTCGTCACGGAGGCGCCGATCTTTCGCCATCCCGCAAAGGTTGTCCTCTTCCACGTCGCCTGCCACGGAAACTCTCCAGGATCTCCGTTCGCTGTAAAGATAATCGTTCGCGTATCGCCCTTTGCGGCGGCCATACAACTCTGAGTCGCTCGAGCCCAGATAAGACGGTAAATCTTCCTGTCAAGAGGTAGCCAATCCTCACCTGCTAGAAGTTCTGTAAGATCAAAATGCGTAGGGCGAATGGCCTCGTGGGCCTCTTGAGCTGCTACTTTCGTATCAGTCGTTTTTGACTTTGCCTTTGCGTCTACAGGCGATCCAACATAGGCATCCCCAAACTTCTTCTGAATATACTGTGTCGCATCCTTTGTCGCCTCTTCAGACAGAATCGCATGATCCGTTCGCATATAAGTGATATGACCTGCCTCATACAACTTCTGGGCGATTTGCATTGTCCTCTTTGGTGGCGACGCATATAGAGCAGATGCCTCCTGCTGTAAAGTGCTCGTAATGAGCGGCTTCGGGGGGGATTCTGACCAGGGCTTTGTGGTCGCAGTCAGAATCGTTGCCTCCACCTCTTGATGAATATTTTCCAAGAAATTCAACGCCGACTCCTTCTCGTCGAGTTCATCCTTCAGATCCGCGGGAAATACAAAGTTTCCACCGAAGGGACACCATGAGCCCTTGACTCGCCACACAGTCTCACTTGTGAATCCTTGAATCTCCTTTTCCTTGTCGCACAAGAGACGCAGGGCAGGCGTCTGGCAACGACCTGCCGACAAGGCGGGCCCAATATGCTTCCACAGGAGAGGTGACAAGGTAAATCCAACCATCAAATCAAGAATTGACCGAGCCTGCTGGGCCTCCACCTTGTGCATGTCAATATGACGCGGATTCTTTACCGCCTTTGTAACCGCCTCTTCTGTGATCTCATGAAAGACTGAACGAAGAGCCGTTTCAGGATCGAGCTTCAGAAGAACTGCGACCGAATAGGCAATCGCCTCGCCTTCACGGTCATCGTCTGCGGCAATATAGATCCGCGTGGCGGCCTTCGCTGCCTCCTTCAGATGTGCGATGGCTTTTGACTTCTCCTTAATGAATTCATATCGCGGCTCAAAGTCGCGATCTAGACCAACCGCTTCGAGATCCTCCTCTAGAGCACGAATATGACCCATCGTGGCCTCCACTCGCCAGCCTGGACCCAAGAACCCCTGAATCTTTTTACATTTCGCAGGACTTTCAACGATTACTAAAGATGTCATTGTATGTGTATGATAGTATAGTGCCATCATTTACAAACAATTTTACGGTGTTAGGGTCGAGAAGTCTAGACGGATGATACAGGAGGAAGAGTAGTCTGAACTTGTGACTTTCTGCGTTCTGTTCCAACTTGTGACGGTCTGCGTTCTGTTCCAACTTGTGACGGTCTGCGTTCTACTGTGATCACTGTTGACGGTCTCCTTTCCGCATCGGGAAGTTTGTGAACATTTGTATCAGGGCGTCTTCTTAATAGACACGCCGCACAGCAATAACAAAATAGAACTAGAACACTAAATCCAAAAATAGCAGAAAGCCCAATTGCGGCTGCGACACCATTCGTGAATACAGGAGTTGTTTCAGTCTTTATGACTGTAATAATTGTCGTATTTATATGACTCGGTGTTGATGTTGTAGAGATTGTTGGTGTAGATGTTAAGGTCTCTGTGGAGGTTGAGGTTGAGGTTGAGGTCGCAGTCGCTGTCGCTGATGCACTAGAAGACGCTGTCGCTGTCACACTTGCGGTCGCACTAGAAGACGCTGTCGCTGTCACACTTGCGGTCGCAGACGCAGAAGCAGAAGAAGACGCTGTCTCTGTGGCACTTGCGGTCGCAGTTGTAGTCGCTGTCTCTGTGGCACTTGCGGTCGCAGTAGAAGACGCAGTTACAATGGCAGACATAGACGCCTTAGGAGTTACAGAGGATGAAGCAGTTGAGGAAGCAGTCGCAGCAGCCCCACCTGAAAGAACAAGCGGGCAACAAAATTCGTCTGTTGTTGAGTATTGACCGGTAGCATAGATACACCCATAAGAAGCCCCGCGTAAATTACAGGATTGGCCATTAACAATTTCCCAACTTGTTAAAAGCGTAGAACAGATTGCAGCTGAATTGGCCTGAATATAAGAACAATCGGGAAATCCCTGATTAGCAGGGCATCCATTCATTGTATGAGTCATTGATCCAACACTTGAACATGAATACTGAGCATTGACTAAAGAAAGAAGGGATGCACCCGATAAGAAAAGAAGTAGCATTGCTACATTCCAGAGATATTTTATAAATGAATACTTCTCGCCTTAAAATTGAGTGGCTTGTTGATGTATTCCAACATCAACACAATGTCGCTGCCTTGGAAGAAAAAAACCGCATTTCAGGGTATATCACTCGCAGAGAAACTTAAGAAAAGTATACAGGAAGAAGAATTAGCCTCCACAAGCCGTTTTCAGAAGCAAGGATCTACATCTCGCATCAAGGAAACACCTGACCCTGTTCTAATGAATTTGCCCCGTCGATTCCCCTGTTCACGTCTCAAGAGAGAACAAAAACAAAAAGAGGCAATGAAGTTGGTCGAGATTGAAGAGGAGGAAGAGAACTACCGTTGGCAGATCAGTAGAGCTCTTATTCGGACTGAAGTATGTGAATTGGAATCTGAGCCTTATGAACTAGAACCGCAAGCTCTATGCCCGAACGAAGACGAGTAACTTGTCATTGTTCCATCCAGGCGAGTAACGGAGTGCGTGGTCGCACACGATAAATGTATGGAACGAAATCAGAGGCTTAATCTCCTCCAACGTTTTTTCATAGAGCTCAATCGACCGCTCACGAAAGATATCCTCTACAATAAGAAGGCCTCCCTTCTTCAAAAACTGTAGACCATGCTTGATAACAAGGCACTGGTCATGAGGATCATGCGACGCATCATCCAAAATCACGTCAAAAAGTTCCGAATCCTGTTGACAATATCCAGCTAGACCCCCAACAATTGCCTCTTCCTTACTAGCGTCCATAAGAGCCAAGAATGTGTTAGGAAGACCCATTGAAAGAATATACTCCAGATTCGGCCGATCATTATCATAGCCAAAGATCCGAGCCTGCGTAAAATAATTTCTCCAGGCCCTCAAGGACGCACCGCGAAACACACCAATCTCTGCGAACTTGATCGGCTTGTGCCTTAACGGTTCAAAAAGAAGGGAATAAGGCATCGTATAAGGATGTCTGTGACCATTCGCGGTAAAAGGACTCTTGTCAGTGCCTGACTCTGCGCACAAAAGACAAAGATCAGATTTTGCCTGTGTAGAATCAATGGTGATCGAGTTCATGAGGATCTAATGGATCTGTTTTTTCCTGTTTAGATGGAGTTTTCCGAATGGTCAGATAATAGAGTTTGTGTGTATCCATCACAGGAGACCTTACACGAAACTGATACTGGTAGAAATCTAGAAGAAACGATGTGTGCCACTCAGCTGTGCTAGAGCCACCAGGGCCCGCGTCAATCTTGTAGATTGAAATCTCATCGGCCGTCAGAGCCCGCTCTTTGTTAAGAATTGCGTCTGGAATCTGCATTGTGTTACTTACTGGCCTTTTTACAGCCATTTGTTTCAATTTTTTGATCACTCCACAAGCATCGGAATGCCTCGGTCCATACAATAATCGGCAATCTCCTCTAGAGCCGCGTAACCAATCTTGCCTGTGCCAATAAACGCATGACGGTCAAGGCAGGATCCGCACGGTGTAGAGGAGTCATTGAAATGAACAAGCTTGAGAAGTGTCGAGTCGAGCGTGGTCATCTTCTGAATATACTCCAACGGATTCTGGCCTGTTGCGAATACGTGGCACGTGTCAACACAGATACGGAGTTTGGGCGAGTCGAATGACTTTACGAAGGAAACAAAGTCATCGTAGGTCGTCAGAGTTTCCGATCCTTGGCCTGCGGGAGTTTCTAGGAGAATCGGACACGCATCCGTCGCCGACTCCATTGCCTTTACAATATTCTTACGCATATGTTCAAGGGCTGTGGTAAGAGGAAGATCAGTTGACTTGCCCACATGAACAACAACACCCTTCAGACCCATCGCATTCGCATACTGGAGATTCTTCTGGAGACAGACAACTCCATAATCCTCCTTTGTTCCAGGCTCGTGACAGAGATTGATGATATACGGACTATGGACATACATTCGGACTGCGGTCAACTGTTGTGTCGAGAAGGCAGCCGCGATATCCTCATCCTTCATGACAATCTTGGTATTCTGTGGGCCCGTTAGAAACATCTGGAAGGGCTTATGGGCCTCGTCTGCCAGACCCGAAAGAGTCAAGGCGACTGTCTTGAGCTTCTGAACATGAGAGCCAATGTTGTGGGTTTCCTGTAGAAGCATGCCCATAATTGGTGATAGGGCTGCGGTCGGCTCTTGGTAACCCTTGCTTAGAGTATTCAAGAGATCACGATAGGCCTTTCGACTCGTCCACTTAGCAACGGACTGGTGCCACACTGTATCCTGGAGAGGAAGAACAAGATAGACATCAGTAGCAGGCTCGTGGAGGGCCGCGTAGGCAAAGACCTGGAATAGGAAATCTACCCAATTCTTCTTCAGCATGCCCGTCAGCTTGACTTCAAACAGCTGCGTCTCTGTCTGTGCGTCAGGATGGCCCTCGACCGCCTCATAGCGAACAACCGTATCAAAGACAAGTGTGCCCTTCACGACCGCGTCGAGCTTTGTGCGAGTTGCGATAAGATGATCAAGGAAAGGCTGCGTTGTCTTTGACTTTACAACCTTTGCCTTCTTTGTAGGCGTGTAGTCTGGATACAGCTTCTCGATGGCTGTATGAAGAGAGGCAACTGTAATCTCCGAGGGCGGCAGACGCAGAAGTTCCTCCGCCACGCATCCCAACAAAGAGTAAGACTCCTCCTTGGGAAACACAGATAGAATCGCACACGGATACTTTCCTGTCGCAACATCTGGGCTCACGAGCTTCTTGGGAAGGAGCTTCTTGAGAGAGGCCTTCGTTGTCGAATCCATCGCGGACAGAAGTTGACGAACACGGAAGGTCTCCATGATGTATGCGTTCAGTTCCACGTAACGGCGTTTCAATTTTATGTTTAATACGCAAACAGAAGACCCGCTCTGCCACCATACACTCGCAGAATGTTGTAGGTCTCCGCGAAGACATAGACCAAGAAACGAGGGACATTTGTTGGGTTCTGCGATCCTCTAAACGGCTGAAACTGGAGCTGTAACTCTAGTTTTTCTATTTTATCTAAATTGGCCTCACCCGTCACAACCGACGGAGGATACAATCCATTCTGGAGTCCAAACGTCATGTTATACATGTAACGATTCACCCATGGACTTTTTCTCTGTTCATACGAGGGTAACAGACTTCTGAAAACAGAAGGTGAGGCGCCAGAATAGCGTGTTAGTCTTCCTTCATACATCAAACTCATAGACGCAAACGGCTCAGAATCTCTCTCCGAGAAGGCAGGCACCAAATCCTGAAATGTCTGTGTATTCAGACCCGATGCGTCGGGCCACCAAACACCTGGTCTTCCAGAGACATTCAGCTCTCTCGTAGCCAAGAAGGGTGCGTTGTATCCTCCTGCCTCGTATCTCTGTGCGTAGAAATACAGGTCGCGGCACGGATTTGGAACTCTCAAAGGAACTGTTATTCTTGGTTGACCGAACGAATCAACCGCGTCAAACATATAATGCTGGACAATCGGATACTGGAAGTCTGCGATGCGGAACTTATTTGCCTCTGGCTTGTCCAGATAGATATACTCGGCCATCACATAGGTATCCCCTAAGACAAGAGTAGCAGGCATCGCGGTGCCCAGAATGACAGTCGAATCTGTTCTTACAAAAGTAGAACTCTGGATAGGAACATAGGAACCACCTCCATCCAAACAAAATCCATTTTTGGGAACAAGCGTTGTTGTTGTTGTCACCTCTATCCTATTTCCTGAAAGGTCAAGAATGGCTGAACTTACATACAATGACTCAACAGGGGCAAATCCAATCGTCAGGCGGACTTGATCCGCATTGATCGCATCGATCGGAAACGCCGTTCCAGGATCTCCTCTACAAAACCAGAAAGGGAGTGGTGTTGTCGCAACCGTCGGAGTAGGAGTCCATCCAATGCTTTTCAGATTGAAGCCATTATCGAAGCGAGGCAAGAGTGTATTCACACTTGTGACCTTTTCAAGGGGCGTCTGAAATTCATCCAGAACCTCTAGAAGTCGCCCATTTAATTGTTCAATCCGTGATCCACCAATATCAATAGTTGCCTGTGTGAGAAGAGCATGCCCTAGACTGTTTGTCCATCCAAACGTGGGGCCTTGAAAAAGTGGATCCTGTTGAGCAATGAGCTGGGGTGTTAAGATGTCAGGCATGGTGGTTACGAGATAGAGACGGGTTATAAGATGACCAATGCGCGGTAAAGTAAGCGTCGCCGCAGAACTGAAGTTTGGCCGTGTATCAAAATCAAGACGAACCCATTGTGTCGTGAACCGACCCGCTTTGAGGAAAACTTTCTGAAAAAAGGAAGTCACAGGATTCCCTTTTGTCGGCAAGAGCCGTTCGTCTTGTAGACCTGTATGAATCACTCGGAGGAGGGCAACCACCATCTACTTATCCTCTTGAGATTCCTCAATCTCTTTCGGTGACGCATGTTTCTCAAGTATAGACCGTATATCTCGAATAAAATCTTTCTGGACAATAACAGATGCGTCACGATACAGAATCATTGGTATAAGAGCAAAATGCGAAATTTCAGAGTAATTAATAGGAATTCTATCATGAATGAGTTGCTGGAGAGTGAGAGGAAATGTCTTATAGAGTGGTGTCTTCAGGCCAAACTCTTTACAGAGTTTTAGAATCTTGACTAAATCGTCAAATCCATAATCAAGGATTACATATCCCTTTGTCACATGAACATTATGATATTTTATCTTATTGCCGAGAAGATTTATAAGTTCTTCTGGTATAGGTATTCTCGGTTCAAAGAGCTCTTCAATCAGCTCACGAAAAGCAGTATAGACATACACTTCATTTCGTTCTTTATTTCCACCTATACCACTGATTAAAGGTGACTTCTTTCTTGGTTGATATCCTGCTAGACAGTGCTTGTCGTCATGAAAGAAACATCCAGCCCCCTTGTAATCCTTTATTGGTGGATAGACTATAACTATGGGTGGGTCTCTTCGAAAGAGTGTAAAGATACAACTCATTGTGTGCTTCTCCTATTTGGATTAACTACTTACAATTTTTTCGCAGTTTGCGGCTGTAGCCCCCTTTTGCCTTGCCCGCCTTCTCTCGTAACATATCCTCCTTCGCTGCCTCATAAAAACGTGCCATGGCGGCCTTTACAGCCTCGGCGTCGGCATCTGCGGCGGCGGCCGCTGCCTCCTTTTCCCTTTCTTCTTGCTCTTTTGCTCTAGCTGCCGCAGCCGCGGCGGCCGCCATAATTCTTTGATACTTTTCTTCCTCGTATTTTTCCCTTGCTTCCCTCACTGCCTTGCTATTCGCGGCCCTCGCATTTGCCTTCGCAGCCGATGAGGCATAGGGGGCAAGGCTTTTCTTTTCACAGATATTAGAACAATAAGGAACTCCTGTTCCCTTATAAGAATATCCGAGTCTATGTTCTTGGCCACACCATTGGCAGTCTATTTTCGCATAGGAGTCACCCATTTATAATATGAAGGATTTTAATCAGTGAGGCTATGATCAATGTGATCTCAATCAGTAAGATTTCGATCAATGTGATCTCAATCAGTAAGATTTCGATCAATGTGATCTCAATCAGTAAGATTTCGATCAATGTGATCTCAATCAGTAAATATATGATTCGCCATACCATTCTCGAACCGTAACCAATTCAGACCAATACAAAAAACCTTGACTTCCCATGTTCCCGTAGACACCACATCAAGGACTAGACGTAAACTCTGGAGTCGACTCGCATTAATGGATCCTGAGGGTTGATGTTGACCAGGATGTCTAGCAAATGGATACCCATAAATAAAAGAGTTATACGCCGCGATTCCTCCCTTATGATGCTTTGAAATCAAATTACGGAAATAGGATTCCTCGCCCTCAACAAGATCAATACCATTCGCCTGAATCTTTGCCGATACGAGTAAAGGCCCCCTCGGATTAAAAATAGGATCATACTCTTTCTCAAGAACTGATGAATAGTTCGTCCATTCATTATTGAGTGAGACGTCCGTCCGTCGAACAAACCAGATGATTTCCTCCAAAGGATGATTCGCTTCTAGAGGCAACTGGACACGAATAACAGACTCGGGATTTGTTGTCGAGGCCGCATATTTCAGTGGCTCCGCGAAATAAAATGTCTGAACATCCCTGTGCATCACTTCAAACGGCTGTCGTAGCATTGAATTTCTCAGGCTCCCATCCAGTAAGGCACCCCACGTCAAAAGCCTTACATTGTTAAGCTGCGGCTCAGACGCCGATGTTGTGATCGTGTAAGGATTATGATAGAATCCTTCATCCTTTTCCAGCAAGATTTCCCTATTAATCGGAACATCCGAACACGTATCTCTGAATCCTCTCGCCTGCCTCACAACCTCCGAGAATGGCCGCAACTGAACATGAATCCGCACAGATCCTTCGCGGCACGCAATGAGAGGAAGACCCTCTTTCAAATGGGTTCTCTGAAAGAAGAGTGGTAAGAGACAATGAATATATCCATTCTCCGTTGGAAATACACGCTGCGGGTTCCACTGTAGGAGACGATCCATACTTAGAAAACCCAGATGATCTGCTGCCAGGCCAAATTGTGTATTTAAATCAGGAAAAAGCCGCGTGAAGACAGTCGAGAAATCTCCATCAACCTTCTCAATTGTAACACCATCAATTTCCAGCTCAACACTTTGTATAAGGATTATGCCAATAGCATTCGCATAAAACCATGCTTTTTGGGGGTCTGAATACCGAGTTAACTCGCCCTGGAGCAATAGCACCGTCGTAGGATCCAACCAGCTTCCAAGCTCAATCTGAAGAACAGCCCCAAGTAATAAATCTCCAGATGTCTGTGATGCGATGTCAAAACTGAATCGATATCCAAAGGCCGCAGGACCTCTATACTGGAAGTCCTGAAGAACAGGAACAAACGGCTGATGACGCCGTGTCGAATCCCGCGTAAACCATGACGTCTGTGACGTCAAGGGGAAATAATTATTGTCTTGTAGATCTCTTGGAGTTAAATCTAAGAGTGTTGTAATGTCACCCGAGGGCCTGTTAAAGGTAGCCATTCACCTCTTCTAATTAGCATATAAAAGGGAGATACGCTGGTTTTCCGCCACACACGTGGCCCACGTTTCAACAATCACTCGTAACTCCGTTTTATTTGTCGCCGCCGCCTCGAGTTGTATCAGAAATGTAGGCCGATCCGCCGTGCTCATATTGATTGTGCCGTCTGGTTGTCTCTGCCTTTGTCTTTGTATTAATGACGGATTTCTGACATCACCCAGAGTCCAGTCCATTGTAATCAGCTCGAGTCCAGGATCTCTCTCGGACTTTGCGTGCGAAACGAGAGTTTTCCAGATAAACGGCGAAAAGAGAGATTCTCTGTCTCGCCCCGCCACCAGAAGTTTCAGATTTGTGTAGAATGACGGATTCGACGGCGTATTCGTCAGGTTCCAGAGTTGATTTGACTGGAGCGAAGATGAAGAACGGAAAAAAGAAACAATCCGTGATGTCGGGTGAACTCCCTCTAGACGTCGCGTAATTGAGGCGACCGCTCCTCTCGCTATCGGCGTGTAATCATTCTGTGACTGTGAATACACATTTTCATAGAGCCGCTCAAAAGGAATTTCTTGTTTTCCTTTCTTCATAGCCTGCTGCGTCTCTCCATCCATATAGACATGCCGTGTTTCCAGAATGACTGTCGGTGTTCCGATCGCCGAGCGATCAAGAGTTGTAAATGTCTGAATCGGGCCATTACGACTGCTCTGGATCTGTAAGGTGGAAGACCAGGGTGTCGGCTTCGCCTGTCCATCGGAGGCTTCAACAAGATCCTCAAGGCGTCTCAAGAAACACCGAAGCCGATAGGTTTGCTGCGGCGTGGAATAGGCAGGAAATCCTCCATCGTCACTCCCTTGGCATCCAAGAAGTGGTAGCTGGAGTCGTAGACGTCCAGGTGTGGCGGCTCTTGCGATGGAGAGCTGCGACCCATCATGTATTCCTGTCACTTTATTGTCTAGAAGGGCGGAGTTGAGAGATCCACGACTGCGGCTGGTCGCCCACAAGGCGTCTCCACTGAATTCCTGTAGCAAGATATTATCTTGAAGTAACTGTATCTTCTCAAACATGAAGAAGCCAATGCCGTTCGTATATCCATAACTAACTCCTCCTATATCCGTGACAACCGATTGGGGGTTTAGAGAAGTCTGTGTCGGTGGAAGCCAAGACGGAAGATCAATTAAAAGAGTCGGCTCAATGAAGACATCCCCTGCCATTTCAATCTGGAATTCAAAACTGCGACCAAAATCGGCTGTATTTAGGGGAGGAAGTCTGCGAATCTCGTGGAGATGGGGCGGTGTCGGGCCATACCGAGTATCAAATAGATTCTTGGCCGTTTTTGCGTCGTCGATGAAATAGACATCTTTATTTCCTCGAGCTACAAGCTCGTATAAAGATCCTTCTATGTTGAAACTCATGCTATCTAGCCCTTACTTCTTATGGAGACAGTTATTTCCTTACCTTGAGTGCGATCGTCGCAGCTTTTGTCGAGTCCATCGGCAAAACAAGATCAGCATCCCTATCAAGATATAGAAACTCAACCTTTCCGTCGAACGGTGTGCTATTCTTGATCCAGTTATTCATATGGTCTCGAATTGTATTGTAGCCTGGTTCACGCTCATCGAGACCAAGCTCTTTGAGCTTTTTGATAAGAGTTATGGATTCCTTTACTCTCTCTGTAAGTGGCTTTTCGCTCGACATCTAGACTTATATACTTCTATAGAGTCGGAATGTCTTTAGCTAAAGGGTCCCGCAGTCGTTGTGCATGTGCTGTTAAATTGCTTTCCTTGATAAAAATTTGTCCGATCCTCGTAGCTAGTGAAATTCAAAATGGTCGCCACAGGTATAGCTGCGCACGTGCTGATATTTATTGTGGGCTGTGTAACTCTCAGCTTGCCCAGTGTATAGTTAAAATTCGTTCTGGTTTGGAGTTTGCGGATAATATCGCTGGCGTCCATTCTAACCATAGACCCTAAAGAATGAATCCTACCAAAAAGAAAGAATGTGTGGCATTTGGTTTTGTCTGGGCCAAGTGAAACCACTGTATTCCCCTGAGACATGGGTCAAGCCTCTAGTAGCAAGAGGACCGGAAAGCATGGAAATTAAAGATCTATCTTCATGCACTATGGGATTTACACGTCTTGCGATCAACGGACTCAACGAGGGCGGAATGCAGCCGTTCACAAAAGGTCAGATCCATTGGATGTGTAACGGCGAAATCTATAATTGGAAGAACATCATCGACGAGAATGCTCTAGCACCTACTGTTTCTGGTTCCGATTGTGAAGTTCTCGGCAACTTGTATATTCTCTTTCAGGATAATCTCAGTTCTTTTTTTAGAGCCCTCGATGGTGTTTTTTCAATCGTTATTGTAGATAAGGCCAGAGGTCGTGTCATCGTAGGCAGAGATCCGTATGGTGTTCGGCCTCTCTACACAGGTGTAAAAAACCTCTATACATCACAGGTAGAAGGCCTTATCAAGATTGAGGTCTCGCATGTTGTTTTTGGCAGCGAAATCAAGTCCCTTCTTCCTTTTTGCGAATCTGTGGTGCCGTTTCCGCCTGGATCCTTCCAAATCTGGGATATCGCAAGCAAAAAGATGGTGTATAGTGATCGGTATCATTCCCCACCATGGCTAACAAACCCATTATATACATCTGTCAATCCATGTGGCTTAGATATGGCCTGTATGTCTCTGCGTTTCGCTCTGGAGCAGGCTGTTCAGAAACGCATGATGATGGAACGCCCTGTTGCGGCTCTCTTAAGTGGTGGCATCGATAGTAGTCTGATCGCATCCCTTGTCAATAAGACATTACTGGCAGCAGGTAAGCCTCCTCTAAAGACATTTAGTATTGGAATGAGTGGATCCTCTGATTTGAAGTATGCGAAGAAAGTGGCCGACTGGATTGGAAGTGATCACACGGAAATCTGCTTGACGGCGGACGATTTCTTCAAAGCGATTCCGAATGTCATTTACGATATTGAGACCTATGACACGACGACCGTGCGTGCGTCTGTTGGAAATTGGCTCGTTTCAAAGAAGATTCGAGAGGTATCGGATTGTAAAGTCGTTTTTAATGGTGATGGATCCGATGAAGTCTTTGGTTCCTACCTGTATTTCTATCAGGCACCGAACAATCGGGCGTTCGAAGAAGAAGTTACGCGTCTTCTAACGGATATTCACATGTTTGATGTTCAAAGAAGTGATCGTTGTATTAGCAGTCATGGACTCGAACCGAGAACACCATTCCTCGACAAGCAGTTTGTAGCGGTGGCTCGGTCCATTGCGACTGAATGGCGGCGGCCGATCAAGGGGCAGCAGGTTGAGAAATGGATCCTTCGCAGAGCTTTCGATGATGGTGTTACGCTGCCCCACGATGTGTTGTGGAGACGCAAGGAGGCCTTTAGTGACGGAGTAAGCAGCCAAGAAAAATCATGGTATCAAGAGATTCAAGAACGTGTGTCTGTCTTCATTGATTCCGATCGGCTTGAACGGGCATATTTACACTATCCGCATCTTCCGCCCAAGACGGCCGAACAGTATTACTATCGGTATACGTATGAGTTGAACTTCGGAAAAGTGGCAGCGACGAGCTGTACACCGTATTTCTGGATGCCAAAGTGGAGCCCTGGTGTAACCGATCCGAGTGCGAGGGCTTTGGCTGTCTATACGTAGGGCTTTCTATATTGGGTTCTGCTCAATAAGCTTCATCTGAAAAGTAGACGCCATCAAGATAAGAGTTAGGCCAATAATGACATTCGGCATGTTGCCCGACACGAGTCCAATCATTACTGAAAGCATTCCAGTAATGATTGAAAGACGAACAAGAACGTGGGCATTCATTTTAATGCCTTCATGTGACAGGGCCGCAAATTCAAATTTTCGTAAATGATCTTGAATTCTACAAATACTCTACGAATTCAGGATGGATCAATACAAGAAAGAAAACAAGTGCGATCATGGATAAAAAGATACCTAGACGTAGGAGAAGCGACTCTTTGACGAGAAACCCGACAACTGTTTCTGCGAGGCCCCAGACACCAATCCACCATAGAACCGTAATCAAAGAATAACCAAGTGATTTATATCTCTGTGACAAAGGGATATGCGGTGTGTCCATCTAGTAATATAAGTAAATTTGAAACGGGGACTACGTTCCTGTAACCGTATAAACCATTAGAATGGCTACGAAATGTCTTGCTCGACGCTGTAAAGAAGGTCCAAGTCACAAGATTGATCTGAGTGGAACACAGGGGTCGTTTCATCTTGAACTAGACTGCGATGGAACGCGTGTAGCAGGAAAGGAGATTTGCCAGGAGTGTTTGGGCCGAAAACAAGTCGGTAAACACAAGAATCAATCAAAGTCGTGGCAGGGGCTTATCGGTGGAGAGTTTCCTGAGTGGAGTCGGATTGTCGGATCGGCTAAATATCTGGCGAAACTAAAGGAAAACGGATTACCTACTCCAGACGATATGGGAAGGCCTAAGAAGGTTGTTGATCCTGCTGCTGCGGCTGCTCCTGTGACAGTGCCAACGGTTGAAAAGGAGAAAAAGCCGAGAGTTAAGAAGGCAATTAAGATCAAGGATGAAGTTGCTGTTCCTGTTATAGCTCCTATCGCACCTACACCTATACCTACCCCTATCGTAACAAAGGCAGTCCAATCCAATGAACCAACTGTCTACGATGTCGATGTTAAGGTCATTAAGGTTCGCCGCCTTGAAGTTGGAGGTCGCAGTTACTTTCTCGACTCCAACAACTACAAGGTCTATAAGGTTGGATCTGACAAAAAACCAGGAGCCTATCACGGTCGCTGGAATCCTGATACAGACGAACTGAATACAAGTTTTCCTGATTCCGACTGTGAGGTCTAAACTTTACACTCTAAGTAGAGCAATGGAGATACCAACAGATGTTCCATTACATCCGTTTTTATTTGTAGGGTGTTGGAACAATCCCAATACATATGACTATAAACATGTCTTTGAAAGGATAGAAGCTGACCCAATTAAAACATTGATTCTGGGTGGTGACAATATCTATCCATTCAAAGAAGCCAATGGAAGTAAACGGTATAACCTCGATGAAGTTCAAAAAGGATTTGAGATTGCCCACAAAGCAAAGTCCTATATCTTTACTGCTTTTGGAAATCATAACATGACCAATAGTAGTGTCTATGAAAAGGAAAAAAATCTCTATGGACTTGTTAGTCCCTATTATTGTGTCCATTTTACCGACGGATTTTCTCTAATCTTTCTTAATTCACTCTATGCTATTAATGACGACGATGTGTATACAGATGAACTTGAGGCTATGCTTGAATGGCTGAAAGGCATCGTGTTAACAGGTATTAAATACTATCTTGTCCAGCATCACCCGATCGCTGGAATCCGTGGTAAGGGGCCTTGGACACTTCCCAACAAAAATAGAGTATTGAGTATATTACAATACAATCTTCCTATCGCAATCCTCTGTTCACATTTACATTTCTTTCAGACTGGCGAGATTGAGTTTCATAATACAACCAATGAAAACTCGTCGCCCCATTTTGGAACCTCAATTAAAAAAATACCACAGTATATTGTGGGAACAGGAGGTGCCAAATTCGACGAACCGCCTTCTTCTAGCAGTCACACTATCACTGAAGATGGAGATAAATTCAAATATACAGTTACAGATACACAAAAAATAAATGGATATACTCGTGTAGTCGCCCCTGGATCTGTTGAATTTTTTCCTGTTCCTATTGCTTCTGGTGGTCGTCGATCCAGATCTAGATCTAGACCGAGACGCCCTGCGAGGTCCAGGAGTCGTTCATCAAAGCGGCCCAGCTCTTAGGAAAGGCAATTCGCAACATAACATCAAGTTCCGTCGCATAGTCACGAATCTCCTTCTGGGCCTGTGGATCCAGACGAAGCTTACAAAGACGAGCATACGCATACAGAGATGCAGTCTCGATAAACTCCGTATACATTCCCTGAGGAAGAACCGTTCGAGCAAGTTCAGGTGCGACCTTTAGATGAAGTAGATACGCATACGCCTCCTCCGCCTTCTCATTGAGTTCCTTAATAACCGAGTAGGCTGTCATTGAGTTCTCAATAGGAGTATCCTTGGACCCCTGCTTTTTGTTTGCGTCACGCTCCCTTATCTCTTCTTCATTGGGCTGATAGAGCTCGACGTCGCTGTCGACATAACGACGAGACACTTCATTACGGGCAAATCCGACCGTGTGACGATACCACTCTCTCGCAACAAAGATCGGCATCTTAATACGAAGACGGATCTGGGGATGGAAGAACGGGCTGATGTGGCCATGCTTTGCCAGATAGATAATCAGCTTTCCGTCACCCTCCTTAAATTCTGCGGACTCTTTCGCGAATGACACACGAGCGGCATTCACGACAGTTAGATCATTTCCAAAGATCTCAAGCAGCTCAATTGAACCCTTATCAAGAACCTTGGCCTTTGCACTTACGTTTCCAGGCATTTCTTCTGCTGGCCTTTGCCTTTGAACGGCGTTTAATTTTACGCAGCCATTTTTCTGCTCTTTCTGTTCATTCTGTTCTTTCTATTCTTCCTGTTCTTTCTGTTCTTTCTATTTCGAGTAGAATTCAATAAATTACGAGAACCTACACCTCGCACAAGCACTTCTTTAGATAATGGATGTATGGTAAGAAGTCTTTGCTTATTCTGTTGAGATAATAATGGTAAGCTGTTTTCTATTACTTTATTTTTTAGTTCTAATAGCTCGTCATCTTTTAATACAGATAAGACAAATCTATTAAGAACTTTAATAGAATGAACCCAAAAAGGATGTATTTGACTACACATATTAGTCTCATCCTCTATTTCTAGATTTTTAAAGACAGTATAGACATTATCAGGTAATAAATTTTCATTCAATGCAGTTCTATTATAAAAGGTATATTGATCTTCCCATTTAGTTGGATATCCATTTGTCGATGATAAAACTCTTATGATATGATACATATCGCATACCTTATCGGCCTTTGAATAAACAAACATAAGAAAATAATAAAAAAGACTACTCAAATCACGAGAAGGTATATTACAAGTATGAAATAAGGTAGCAGGGTCTGAATTTAGGCGTATTTGATCATATTCCATACAAGACATACCAAAATCAATTAATTTAACACAAGGTTTGTCACCTTCATATTTAATCATTACATTGTCTGCTTTAAAATCACGATGATTATAACGATCCTTTTTCTGTAAAATATCTAAAATCTTAGATATCTGCTGAATTGCTGATCTTACAAACCCTGCTGATTTATCTTTTTTAAGGTGCTTCTCGAGTGTTACATCCATTTTTTCGGAAATAATAAATAGTGTATTGCGTGACATTCCAAATAAGTATACACGTGGAACAAACGGTCCATCGAATCCATCAAAACTTTCATCTTGTGTTTCTAAAACACAAAGAAGCTGAATAATAAATTCAATAACTGTATTAATAAGCAGGGATTTATCAAAATTAGAAATCATTTTAACGACTATCTCTAGACCATCAATTTTTTCATTTACAGTATAGGCTTTGCCATAAGAACCCTCCCCTAAAAGAGTATTAAATGTAAACTGTCCTAGAGTTGTATTGTTATTTTTAAAATTAAGAACATTTCCATTTATAACAACATCACAAAAAGTAGGATTTTTTGGGATATAATCTGGTTTTGATGAATCTATGGACCAATTCATTCCATATGGCCGTAAATCAAGAATCATTCTAGTATAGACTCAAGATATCTTATGAGCGATACTTTTTGGATTTACGTTTGCTGGTCTTTGAACGGCGTTTAATTTTACGCCGCCTACGTGTGCCGCCTTGAATACTACATTCTTCGCCTGGTTTACACTCGACTTGATGATAACCTTGCTGAACTCCCTGGTTATATGTGCTTTGTTGGGCTTGGGCCTGTGCTTCTGCTTCTGCTTGTGCTCTAGCTTGGGCCTCTGCTTCTGCTCTAGCCCTGGCTTCCTCTTCCGCTCTAAGCCTAGCTGCCTCCGCTTCGGCTTCAAGCCGAGCTAGTTCTCTATCTGCTTCTAGCTGAGCAGCCTGATTTCTTCTCCAATTGTATGGTAACCTCGCAGCCCTATTATAATAGGACATCCCAATACTTGCCTCCTCCGCATCACTATTTATACGCACTGCGGCTCCTTCAAGTCCGCTACCACGAGACCCTTTTAAACTACCACGTCTTTGTCTAGGAGCTGCTTCTTCTTCTGTTCCTGCTCCTGCTCCTGCTGCTGATCCTGCGGGTCCCCATTCCGTTTCTTCTAAACGACTCATTCTACTATAGATACAGGAGTTACTGTTTTGACCGCCTTCGGGAACTCATTTGCGAAGCCACTCCTTTTAAGAGTATCTACTAAAGGCAAGAACATTGTCGTTTCATCCGAATGATACGGAGGCCGCGGAAAGCCATTAAACTCCGACGCCGTTACACTTGTGTAGGCACCCATGTTCGGAAACCAGAGCCAATCGCCAACCTCTAGCTCCTCCATTTCCTCCGATTGTGCGATCATATCTAGACTATCACATGTCCGACCAAATAGAGTCCCCTTGACCTTCTTTCTCGAGGGCTCCTTGTTATAACTTGCCGGAACCCGTATCCACTCAGGTTTCTTGTGGTCAAACGGAATACACGAGAACTGACCATACAAACTCTCGTCAATGGTGTAACGCCATCCATCGCCCTTCAGTGATGGCTTCTTGCCAATGACCTGGACAAAGAGATCAAACGAGTTTGTCGCAAAGAACCGACCAGGCTCCGCGATAAAGATAGGCCTCTCTGCCTTCGGAATGCCAAAGGACGCCTGTGATAGACCACACCGAATTGTTCGGGCATACGTCTCAAAGAGACCCTGGTCCGCCATAAAGCCGCCGCCAATATCAATCGTTGTCGCGGGATGGCTATCGCTTTTCATTATCTTGAGTGCTTTCATCGCCAACTCAATGGCGATCTTATATTGATTTGAATCCTCGCAACCGGACCCTACATGAAAGGAGACGCCCTTCAGGGCAATTCCCTTGTTTTTTGCATATATTGATAAGTCTGCCACCTTTTCAGGCATGAACCCAAACTTTCGACTAAAGGGCATAATGCTATTCTTGTCCTCAACAAGGAGTCTGGCAAAGGCCCCTCCCTTCCAGCCTACAGACACAAGCTTATCCACCTCTTCAAAGGAATCAATTACAGTCGTTGGAGATCCTAGGATCTTTGCCTTCTGAAGATCTCTGAGCGGTTTACACGGATTCGCATAGACAACACTACTCTGAAAGGCCTCCTTGCCTCCGAGTTCAAGAACTTCCATCATCTCTCTGCCTGACGCACAATCGAAGCCTGCTCCAAGCTGTGATAGCTGCGATAGAAGAAGACGATCAGGATTACACTTGACAGCATAGAAAGGCCGAATCATCGGTAACTCCTTCCGCCACAAGTTCCAAGACGCTTGGACACGACCCGCCGTATATGCATAAAACGCTCCATGGCTCCCCTTGAAGGAACGAACGAGGCTCTGTAGTTTCTCCAGTGTTGCTTAGATAAATGTAGTTGTGAAATAAAGGCTTAAGCCTTTGAACGCATTCAATTTTAGTGAACATGGCCATTCACCTCGAAGTCGTCGCAGGACTTGCCAACCGTATTCGTGCTCTTATTTCTGGAATTTGCTTCGCAGAAGATCTAGGAGTTCCTCTTGTTGTCCACTGGTATCCGTTCAATCGGGCCTGTGCGTGCCGTATTGAGTCCCTGTTCGATATGAGAGCCTTTCCCGCCTCCGTATCCTTTACACATGACGCGATCGAAAAAACGGAGATGTGTTTAAGCGATAAAGATATGATACGCTGTCGTAAAATCTTTACTGAGACACATAAGTTAAGCATGAAATCCTATGGTCGGTTTCATACAACAGATCCTGAGCGGTGGCTTCGACACCTCAGGGTATCGATTCAACCGTCTACAGACGTTGCGATCGAACTAGAGAAGCGTCTATCCATCATTAACTTCTCAAACGTCATTGGTGTTCATATTCGGCGAGGCGACAATGAAAAGGCCATTCAACAAAGTCCTTTTCAGGGATTTAAGAGGTATCTCGAATCGACGACTGGTCCATTCTTGCTTGTGACAGACGACGATGTCATCAAAGAAATGCTGTCATCTTTATTCTCGGGACGCTGTTTAGTCGCTGCGAAACTCTTGTCGCGTGAATCAGAAGACGGCATGAAGGAGGCTGCGATCGATTTCTTTGCCTTGGCTCGGTGCCCTACCATTCTAGGATCGGCGTGTTCCTCTTTTTCTGAGATTGCGGCTCTTTATGGAGGCTCTGCCTTGACGCTTATGACGTCTAGTTGATTTCCTTTTGCCTCCTTCTTTGGGAATCATATCAGGGTAAGCTTCCCAGATCTCTTGAATAAATGTTGTATTTAGTATTTCGTTTTTTATAGGACGTTGAACTGTTGGAAGCTGAGAACGAATCTCAAAGAATGCTTTCGCAAAGGGCGACGGATTGGCTGGTAACTTTTTTTGTGTAGTAATTGTTTCCATCTCTTTTTTATATCTAGTAGCATTAGCCTCTGGAAAGGCATGAAGACCCAAATATTCTAATGCTAACCACGCCTGGACTTCTTTTAATTGTTTAGGGCCTGATAAAAAGTTCTTACCAAATCCCATAAATAATTTAAGACCACGCTCATTGTATCCAGCAAAAAAGGTGTTCTCGCCAGGGAAGGCACCATTCGGATTCCTCGCTGAATAGTTTGGATGGCCCCAAATATAAAAGGTATCGCCTGTTCTGAGTTCAGTATCTCTTGGAACTTCATTATAAAACTGACCTACTAATTGAATAAACGTAAGCATTCGTTTTGCTTTTTGTTTATCGAGAACCATCGATTCTGCTTGATTCTGAGTTATAACACCCCTGGCTAAGTATTGATCAATAATACCTTTGTTTTTGCCATCATATCCTTGAATACTAGGATAAGGAACTCCACTTCCTTGATCCGTTAATTTTGAATCCAGAAACTCAGTTGTTAAGAGCTTATCTGCTAGTGATTTAACCGTAGCATTAAGAACAGCATACTGGACAATTTTTTGAGCAGATGTACATTCCATTGCCCAGCCTGATTTTGTTTTTAATGAGGCTAACGCAGAATCCATTGACTGATCAAACTTCGGAATACTATAATTGCTCAATAAGTCATATTTTTTAGGATATGAGGCCCCAAAGATACGACTGGGATATACAGGAATTGGATACCATCCAGGTATTATAAATTCATATGTGTATGTTGCCTCAGATCTATCCTTGTGATTTGTGTTTAAATCGGCGTATGTATCCATAATGGCTTTAAAGGCAATTCTTCTTATTTTAAGTTCCATTTCACTCACATGTATACCATTACGAATACGCTTAGGATCCACTATAGTTAACGTAGTCCCTCCATATTGTATCATGTATTTACTAAAATTAGGCTTATTATTTAATGCATTTGCTAACTCTTGATAAGGCTCTGCGGCATCCATTCTACTAAAAAGATTCTCTTTTTTTATATGAGCCCAGTCAGAATGAATTCACCCCTCGGTATATCCGATCACAAAGGTCAAAAATCATCCGGACAAGCCATTTTACTACCAAACTCCGTAAAAGAAAGAAGACGTCGATCTTTGCTTGTCGAGATTAACAGTCGTGATCGCAATATCAGGTCTTTTCCTTTAGCTAATACCTTTCGTTGGAGATTTCAACGGCCCTTAAAAGATGTAACAAGTATCCAGCTCGTTGGAGGAACTGTCCCGTCTCGCCTCTTTACAGTGAATACAGGCTGGAACGCCTTTACCTTTCTAGAAGGGTCTTTGAAAGTGACAGTTACACTTACACCTGGACTGTATACGTCAGCAACTCTGGCTACAGAACTTCAGAATAAACTCAACGCAATCAACGGAAAAAACAATACCTATCTTGTCGCAGTTGATCCTGCTACAGACCGTCTAACAGTCTCCGTAACAGCTGGATCGACCGCATTTTCATTTCTATTTTCATCTGGTGATTTTGTTGACTTATATGATATTAACAATGTTCTTACAATGATCAATTCACCTGCTCGTATTCTTGGATTCTTAAACAATGATTATATTTCTTCTTCCCTCATTATTGGGGCACCTAATGGAATGGACGTGAGTCTTCTTACGAATCGTATCTACCTTTATGTAAATCACGACAATTCGCAGGATTTAGGAACCATTGAACGGTCCATAGGGAAACAATCACCTCATGCTGTTCTATATATGAATACACCGACACTTGACTACAAAAGTTTTACAGGTGAAATATTTCAACCTCTCTTTCGATCCTCACCTGCTCCGATCGCACGCTTACAAACATTAGATATTGCCCTGAGAGATGAATATGATCGTCTTGTTGGACTCAATGGACGCGACTTTACGTTGTTGCTGGAGATTGAGTATTTGGAGTAGTCTGTGTCTTGAGCCATTTTACAAATGAGTGTGTCTTCTCAACGAAATACGAAGACCCAAGCATCTTGGCTGCGAGAGTATGGAGCTCTCGATCCCTTTGATCCAGAGACGCAAGAAACTCTTTGCCTTTCGCCGTGACTTCGTGATTGGCCTGTTCCATGTGTATGCGGCTTGTAATGCCAGGTAAACGAAACAATTTTACGTGGACTTAATAGCATAGGATGCTGGGAGCTCTGACTAAGAAAGGAAAACCTCTGTCCTCTTTTAAAAAAGGCGATACGATTCGTGTCTCAAATAAAATGGTAAAGGGATATTCATATAAGCTGGAAGAGGAGCCTGGTCAGAACTTTGCCTCCGACTTTCGGCCTTATTGCGACCCTGGTGAGATCCTCGCCATGGGGGCCTTCGAAGGCAAATATCTGAATGACTGTATTACGGAATTTCCTGCCGAATGGTTTCTTAATGCACTCACACTGGATAAGCTTCGGCCTAGCCCTGCTGCCGCAGATGTCTCCGTGAATTGCTTTGGAGTCAAGTCTAGACTACCCTTGAGTGAATGGCGAACGTATGGATG